GCGCCGGGGACCAGGCCGCCGCGCTGACGGCCGCCGTGGACGGCATCGTGTGGGCGGCCATGGCCGCAGCGGGACAGAAGATCATGCGGACGCCCGCGTGTCCCCGCCCGGACCGTGGCGCGGCTCGTGAGCTGGCTGCCAGCGCGCGGGTGCACACGAAGCACCCGGTGTCGAGCCGCGAAGACGTCGCGGCGTGGCGCCTGCTGGACGGCGCATGGGCGCGGGTCCCCGAGATCAGCGAACGGTACGGCGTGGACGCGGCCGTCCTGACCGCAGCGGTGGACGAGTACGCCACGGCGCTGCTCATCACCGGCCAGTCCCACACGTATGACAACGTGGTGCGGATGCTGGCGCAGACCGGCCTGGTTCCGTCCACGCTGATCGGAATGGTGGCGAAGGCATGACGGACGACGAGCTGGAAGCGCTGCTGGACGAGCTGGAAGCCGCGCTGCTGGCCGACACGCAGTCGGCGCTGGACGCGGTCGCCCAGGACTTCGCGGACGAGCTGGACGACGCCACAGAGCTGGTCGCCGCGCGCTTCAGCGTGTCGCGCATCCGGGACATGTGGCGCCGCCGCGTGGGCGGCATCATGGACCGTCTGCGGTCGATCGCCGGACGGGCGGCCGACGTCGCGGCCGACGACGCCGGGGACGAGCTGCCGGACGACTGGGACGAGAACCTGGACGGGTACGTCACCGCGACGCGGGCGCTGCTGGACGCGGTCGGGGACCGGCTGGCGTCAGCCGCGACGCAGTCCCTGGCCGAAGGGCTGAACGCTGGCGAAGACCTGGACGCCCTGAAGGCGCGGCTGGCCGCGCTGTTCGCGGACGACGGAACGCAGCTCGGACCGGGCCGCGCCGAACGCATCGCGATGACCGAAGCCACCCGAGCGTTCAACGCGGGCACGCTGGCCGCAGCACAGGCACTGACTGGTCCGGACCGGCCGCTGGTGAAGCAGTGGATTACGCGCCGGGACGCTCGGGTCCGGGACGCTCACGCGGACACGAACGGCCAGCTTCAGCTGCTTGACGATCCGTTCGACGTCGCGGGCACCCCGATGCAGTATCCGGGTGACCCGACCGCCCCGGCAGCCCTGACGGTAAACTGCCGGTGCATCATGCGTACGGCTGTCGCTGAAGGGAACCAGGACGTGGACCAGGACGTGACGGCTGCTGCCGACGAGTTCCAGTCGAAGATGCCCGCCCAGCTGAAGCGGTACTGGTTGACCGGCGAAGGCGCCGCAAAGATCCGGTGGGGTACGCCTGGTTCCTTCGACCGGTGCGTCCGCGCGCTGCGGGACGACTTCCCCGAGAACACCGAAGGGCTGTGCGCCAACTTGCACCACGAAGCAACCGGGAAGTGGCCCGGTGAGAGCAACAGCGCGGCGGCCGGTGAGCACACCGGCGCGATGGTGGCGCTGATGCCGACCGAAGAGGACGCGGCGCGGCTGGCGCTGGACGGCGGGGAAGCCGTGGACCAGTTGCATCTGACGCTGTTCTACCTGGGCGAGGCTGCCGACTGGGCGCCCGAGCAGCGCGGCGACCTGATCAGCCGCGTGGCCGCCGCTGCCCGGTACCTGACGCCCGTGGCCGGTCGCGTCTTCGGCAGCGCGCAGTGGAACCCCGCCAGCGACGAACCGGCTTGGGTGTGGAACGTCGGGGACGACCTGGACACCGACGGCAGCCGCCTTCAGGACGCGAAGTACGAGATCACGTACGCGCTGGAAGACGGCCACAACGACCCGCAGCTTCCCCAGCAGCACAGCCCATGGGCGCCGCACGTCTGCGCGGTATACAGCAGCGACGACTGGTCGGCCGCGCTGGCGGACAAGGTCGGGCCGGTCACCTTCGACCGCGTCCGGGTGGCCTTCGCCGGTACGTACACGGACATCCCGCTGTCCGGCGCCGCCATCGGCACGCTGGCTGACGTGGACTACACCGAGCCGGAACCGGTCGAGTACGAGGAACCGCCCCAGCTGCTCACCTGGTCCACACCCGGCGCCACCGCGCTGGCCTTCGAGAACCAGCAGACCGGTGACGGCCGCGTGTTCGCGCCGGGCGCGCTGTACTGGTCCGGCGGTCCGTGGCCGCTTCAGTACGCGGACGAGATGAACGGTGGCCACGACGGCGCGCGGCTGGCCGGTGCCATCTTCGACATGGGGCGCGACGGGGACCGGGTGGCGGGCGCCGGTGTGCTGTACCTGACGCAGCAGGCCGGTGTGGAAGCGGCCATGCTGCTGTCCCAGGGGGCACCGCTGGGCGTCAGCGTCGATCTGGATGATGTGGACGTGGAAATGGTCGACGCGTCCGGGAACGGGCCACAGACGGCCACTGACGGCGTTTACCGGGCGCGCCTGGTGACCGCGTCCATGCTGCCGCTGCCTGACGGCGGCTGGCGGCTGACTGGCGAGACGGAAGCAACCTGGACCGCCAGCGTCAGCGGAACCGTGGGCGAGACGTCCCGCGTGGACATCCTGGTGGGTCCGGACGGCACCGTTCCGGCGGATGCCTTCGAGCTGGAAGCGGCGGCCGGTGACCCTGGGAACGTCGGCGTGGTGGTGGACCGGCAAGAGTCCGGCCAGTACCTGATGCGGATCACGAAGGCCCGTGTCCGTGGCGCCACGCTGGTGTCCATCCCCGCGTACGCGGACGCGCGCATCGTCCTGGACGACATGTCGCTGTTCGCTTCCACCGGCGACGAGCTGTCGGCCGGATACACCCGCTCGAACGCGTACGACTACGACCGCGTTGTCCGCAGCGTGCGGAAGTCGCTCGTCCCGGTCACTGCCGCCGACGTCGCGCGTAACCTGAAGCTGCCGGTCGAACGGGTCCGGCGGCACCTGGCCAGGGCAGCACAGAAGGGGCAAATCGTGCGCATTGCACGCGGAACGTACGTGAAGCCGACCGAAGACGCGGCCGACGTCGCAGCCGCCGCGACCGACGGTGAACTGTCGGACGAACTGGTGGCCGCTTCGGCGGTGGCTGGCGACGACGTGTCGGAAGTCGAGCCGGACGAAGCAAGGGAAGAGATGGAAGCCAGCGCGTGGTCCGCGATGCGGGACCTGCCGCCCATGCCCGCCGCGTGGTTCGCCGCGCCGACGGCGGACGAGCTGCCGCCGGGCGGTCCGGGCGTGAACTACCAGGACGGCCGGATCTTCGGCTGGGTGGCGCAGGCCGGTGAACCGCACGCCGGTTTCGCGAAGAAGGTAACGATTGACGGGCTGGGCCGGATCGACACGTCCCACTTCCTGCGCCAGCGCTTCACCCTGGACGACGGCTCGACCGTGAAGGCCGGTGCGTTCACCATGAACGTGGGCCACCACCGCGACGGCGCAGAGTGCGAGACGAGCGCCTGCCAGTTCGACGACACGCGGACCGTGGCGGGCATCGTCACCGTGGGCATGTCGGACCGTGGCATGTGGTTCAGCGGCGCGGCGGCACCCTGGATGTCCGAGTGGGACCGCTCGGTGTTCATGGCCACGCAGCCCAGTTACCACATGAAGAAGGGTCCGTCCGGGAACTGGCAGCTGCGCGCCGTCCTGGCCGTTCCGGTCCCCGGCCACTCGTCACCGCTGCTGGCGTCCGCCGTGGTGGACCGCTCGAACCTGGCGCTGACGGCCGCCGCGACGATGGCCGAAGTGGAAGACGCGGTGACGGCCGCTGAGGCTGCGGACGGCGTTCTGTCGGCCGCCGATGTCCCGGCGGCCGTCGCCCTGGGCCAGATCGATTACGACCGGCTGGCGGACAGCCTGGTGGCAGCCATGGGACGCGCCGAACAGAAGAAGCTGGCTGAGCAGGCAGAGCTGGAATCACTGCTGGCCGAAGGCCGTAAGCTGGTGGGCGACACCGGAACCGTGGAAGGGGACTGATTCACATGGCCTGTGGTTGCTCGAAGGGACGCGGCGCGGCGGCTGCCGGGACGGCTTCGTCCAGCGGCACGTACCGGGTGCTGGTGAGCGGGCGCCAGGTGTACGAGTCGTCCAGCAAGGAAGCGGCGGACGCCGTGGCAGGCCGCTTCCAGTCCGCCGAGATCCTGCCGCCCGGAACGCCCAGCCCGTGACGGGCACAGCTCGTACGGCTTGACAACCGCACCCTGACCGGCCATCGCTTCGCGCGCTATCATGAAGGCACCCGCGACGCTGGCGATAGGCCGGTCCCTTCACAGAATGGATCTGCCGCCCCATGGCTGACATCTACGAACTGCCGGACGACGTCGCGCAGCTGAGTGACGACGCGCTGGAAGAGAACCTTGCGGCGGCCGTCCGGTCGTTCCGCACCGTGTCCAGCACCACCGTGGTCACGCCGCAGACGCTGCCGAACCTGCGGACCCTGAAGGCGTCCATCCAGGCTCTGAAGGCCGAACAGGAAGCGCGTCTGACCGCCGCTTCCGAAGCGGCTGCCGAGATCGACCAGCTGACGGCCGACGTCTTCGGCGACGACGAGACGGACGACGCGGACGAGACGGTGACCGCTGACGCCACCGCGACCGACGAGACGGACGAGACGGACACGGCGACCGCTTCGGACGACGTCCACGTGATCACCGACGCGCAGCCCGCCGGTGCGGTCACCGCGTCCAGCGCCGGTGTCCGGCGGTCGAACCTGAACCTGGCAGCCGTCCGCGCGAAGCAGGGTGGCGGGTCGCTGTCCCGCTTCATCCAGCCCGAGTCCCGCGACACGATCGAGATCGTGGCCGCCGTGGACGTGCCCGGCTACCGTCCCGGCCAGGACATCGACCTGGCGCAGATCACCGAAGGCGTCATCCGCCGGTCCACCAGCCTGAAGACGGCTGGCGGTGGCGTCGGTATGGTCGCCAGCTACCGGCTGCCGTTCGCGGACGAGCTGGTGATCAAGGACTCTTCGAGTGCGCCGGAAGGGTCCCTTGCGACCATGAAGGCGGCCGACCAGCGGCGCCTGAACGGCGGGGACCTGGTCGCGTCCGGCGGCTGGTGCGCGCCGTCCGAGACGGTGTACGAGATCACCGACATCGCGTGCCCGGACATGCTCTGGGACCTGCCGGAAATCCAGGTGTCTCGGGGTGGCCTGCGGTTCTTCCGCACGCCCGCTCTGGACGTCGCGGCGCTCACCTGGATTCACACCGAGCAGGACGACATCGCGGGGAACACGAAGCCGTGCTTCGAGATCCCGTGCCCGGCGCCGCTCGAAGTCCGGGCAGAGGCTCAGGGCGTCTGCCTTCAGGCGGGCATCCTGACCGAACGCTTCTTCCCCGAGCTGATCGACTGGTACGTCCGCAACTCGATGGTGGCGCACGAGATCCGGCTGAAGTCGTCCGCGTACGAGCGGGCGCGCACCGCGTCCACGGCGGTCACCACCACGGCCAGCTTCGCCGCGTTCAGCGCGGTGTACGGTGCCGTGGCGCTTCAGGCGGCCGACATGATCGAGCGGTACAACCTGTGTGAGTCCACGCAGCTGGAAGTGGTCTTCCCCTGGTGGACCCGCAACCTGTTCCTGGCGGACATCGCGCGCCAGCAGGGCGTCAAGCCGGACGACCTGGACCCGTCGATCATCACGACCGCGTTCGCGCGGCTGGGTGTGTCGGTTCAGTGGGCGCGCGGCCTGACCCCGGACGTCCCGACCAACATCGGCGGCGCCGTCCCGGCCACCGGCTGGCCTGCGGATGTCGAGTTCCTGATCTACCCGTCCGGCAACTTCCAGCTGGGCCGTGGCCCGGAAGTGAACCTGGGCGTGATCATCGACTCGACCACGGTCGCGACCAACGATCAGAAGATTTTCAGCGAGGAAGCCGTCATGCTGGTGGACCGGCTGGGTCTGTCCCGCCGCGTCACCGTGACGGTCTGCCCCAACGGTGCCATCGGCGCCGCACAGGCCGCTGTCTGCCCGATCGCCTGATCCGTCGCGAGCGACACGAACGGCGCCAGCTCGGGAAGCTGGCGCCGTTCGGCGTGTCAGCGTCCGTAACCGAAGCGGACGAAGACGGCGCCGTCTTCCAGCGGGTCCACGCTGACGTTGCTGGCCTGCGTCCAGGTGCGCACCAGCGCGGCCACTTCGTCCGCCACGCGGGCGTTCCTCGCGTCCAGGCCGAAGTCCATCAGGACCGTGGCACTGTCCCCGTGGCCGGTCACGAACATGCCGTCCGCCTTGTACTTCCGGGCCGACGGGCTGACGTTCCAGCCAGCGGCGCGCAGTCGGCGGCTGACGGTCGCGCCGACACGGTTCGTGCTGCGGTTGCCACGGTTGCGGGGAAGTGCACCGGCCATGATCTGTTCCTTCCGTCGGGTTGCTTACAAGGAAGACAGTACAGCGCCGGGGCTGCTGATGCAACCCCGGCGCTGGAACTAGTCGAGCAGCGCGGCCGGAATGTCGAAGGACCGGACGGCCAGCAGCTTGCGCGCGATGCGCCGGACGTGCGGGTCGGTCGGCGTTTCCGGCGTCCCCTGGTACGGCGACAGCAGCGCGAAGGCGTAGCTGTACGCTTCGAAGTCGTCCTGAGTCACGCGACCCTGGCGGTACAAGTCGTCCACCTTGTCCAGACTCAGCCGGGACATGCGCTTCACGTCGCAGTCTTCACACTTCAGCTCGAAGTGGTAGTTGTCCGGCGCGTCCACGATCGAGCAGCGGTCCAGCTCGTCACGGTGCTTCCGGGTGTCGGTGACACCAGACATGTGCGGTTCCTTCCGGTGGCGGGAACGGGGCCGGTCCGGGTGACCGGCCCCGTGGTGGTGCTTCAGCCGTTCAGCGGCGCGGCGCCCCGCTCGGCGCGGCCGACCAGCTTCCGAATCTCAGCGATCACGCCGACCAGTCCGCCGGTGCGGTACGCGCGGGCCACGTCCTGCTGCGCGTAGAAAGCCGCGTCCGGGTGGTTGTAGGCCATGACGTCCGCCAGCTGGCCGATCTGCTGGCTGATGATCTGCGCGTACTCAGCGTCCGAGTTGTGCGGGACGTGACCGGCCGCGATACGGTCGATTCGACGCTGTACCAGCTCGATCTTCCGGGCCAGGTGCGGCGCCGCGTAGGCACAGCCCAGGATCTGGTTCGCCAGGATGCCGCCACCGTTGGCGGCGCGGGTGATCTGGTCCAGCTTCGTGGTGGCGGTGGCGGTCATGTCTTCCTGCTTTCTTCGCTGCGGTTGCTTACAAGGAAGACAGTACATGACGACTGGTTGCAGCGCAACCCCTTCGTCGGAACAGCTACGATTGACCAGGACCACCACGACCCGAAGGGCTGACCGATGCCAGCTGTTGGACTGCGAAAGATGGTGCCGCCGATCAGCGGTGATCCGTCGCCTTACGGACTGCTGGGCGGCTGCGCCGAAGTCGTCACCGCGTCCGATCCGCACGAGCTGAACGGCACCGACACACTGTCGCTGTCCTGCGCCGACTCGAACCTGTGGCAGGACTGCCCGGCACCCGAGTTCCCGAACCCCGCCACGAAGGTGTTTGACCGGCCGCGTACCTGCTCGTACGAGCCGATCACCGTATACGCGGGTGTCACCTGCTCGACCTTCGGCCTGTCCTACGAAGAGGGGCAGCAGCGCGCGCTGGAACAGCTGCGCATGGGTGAGCAGCGCGCGCTGGAACAGTTCTTCATGGAACGGGTCCTGTGCGGCTACGCCACCGGCAACGACCTGACACCCGCTGCGGGCGCTCTGTCGGTCCCTGCTGGCGTCGGTGCGCTGGAAGGGTGGCTTGCCACCAACTACGGCGGCCAGGGCGTCCTGCACGTTCCTGCGGGCGCCGGTGCGCTGCTCGGCAGTCACCACGTACTGGACTTCGCGGACACGACGTACCGCACCCTGGCGGGCAACTGCGTGGTCATCGGCGCCGGATACGCGGCCAACGTGGGACCGGCCGACCCTGGCCCCGGCTGTACCGTGGCGCCGCCCGGTGAGGCGTGGCTCTACATCACCCCGCCGGTCCGCATCCGGCGCGACGCGCCCAGCCTCACCACGCAGGACGAACGGCGCACGATCAACACCAGCACGAACGACCGGTACGCCCTGGCGGAAACCACCTTCGTGCCCGAAACCGCCTGCTGCATCGCGGCGGCCGTCCGCGTGACCCTGTGCTGAAAGGATCTGGACCCGTGACGTACCTGGTTCTGGTGGAACCGGCCGACGAGAAACGGCAGGGCTTCGCCCGCTGGTGTCTGGCGCAGGACCCGCCGATCATGACCGCATCCGCCAGCGGCAGCGAAGTCCCCGCCGACCTGTTCACGACCATCCCGGACGAGCTGCTGGACGGCGCATACATCGACGGCCACGTGTTCCGGCCGGTGGTCGAAGGCAAGGCACCCGCCGGTGACGGATACCGCGACGAGCAGCCCGAGCGGGCGCCCGCGAAGCGGACCCAGTCGAAGCCGCGCGGTCGGCGCACCACCCGGAAGGCAGACAGCCAGTGACCACACCCCCGTTCAACCCGCAGCCGTGCGCGGCTGGCGGCGCCGGTGACGCGGGCGCCGACGTCGAAAACGTCGTCCTGTGCGACCTGGACGCGGAAGGGAACCTGCTCGGCACCGCGCTGGCGGTGTACGAGTACGACGCCGACGGGAACCCGGTCGGCGCGCCCACCTTCGTGGACCCGGCCACCGGCGCCGCGTACGTCCCCCAGGGAACGCTTCAGGTCTGCCCTGACGCGGCGTGCCTGCCGCCCATGCAGTTCTGCCAGACGTCCACCACGACCGGCCCGGTGCAGCATCCGGGGCGCGTCTACGACATCACCCTTCCGATCAACCCCGGCTTCGCCGTGGACACGCTTCAGGTGGACGCGACTGCGCACGCGGCCGGTATCACCTGGGCCGTGGACGACCCGGACGGTGAAGCGTTCCGCCAGGAACTGACCAGCTTCATGGAAGGCCGTCTGCCCGCTGCGGCCACGGTCACCATCACGAACCCCAACGCGGGTGTGCAGCAGGTCTGTGGCACCGCTCAGCCCATGCAAGTGCACATCGAGTGCCTGCGGCTGGACCAGTCCCCGCCGGACCTGATCGAGCTGCTGTACAACGGCGGCCAGGATCTGATCCAGAACCCCGCATACAACGAATTCCCGGCCCTGAACCCGCCGGTGTCGCAAGGGAACTACGGCTTCCGCCTGCTGTCCCGGCAGGACGATCCGGGGCCGTTCCCCGGCAACCAGCCCGCGAACGACGCGCTGTGCACGAGCGTCGCGAACCAGGGCTGGGAAACGAACGATGTCGGCCGGACGTTCGAAATCTGGGGCCAGAACATCGTCAACGGCGAGAACGTCACGCCTACCCCGCGTGGCACGCCCGTCCAGGAAATGACGTCGGACGGCGCGCCGCCCGGTGGCCGGTCCACCATCTGGCAGACGTTCACCGCGCCCGCGTCCGGCAACTTCATCATCCGCGTGGTTCACGGGTCCCGTGACCCCGGTGAGCAGCACCGCATCACGCTGGACAACGGCGACACGGACGACGCCCAAAACGGCGACCTGATCGACGACAACACCACCCCGCCGTCCGTCACCGGCAACGGTGGCCCGAACCCCTGGACGCAGTTCACACAGACGATCCCGCTCGTCGGTGGCAGCACGTACACGCTGGCGCTGTCCACCACGAACCCCGTCGGTGGCGCCCGTGGTGGCCTCTTCACCGACATGCGGGCGTACGTGGACCGTCCGGGGCTGCGCGCCACGGCGACCACGGACGACGAGACGTGCGAAGTCACCACCGAAGAGACGACCACGAACACCGTGTGTTCGTTCTGGCAGCCGCAGTGTGTGGCTGGCACTGTCGCGGGCTGGCAGAAGGTGGACACCGGCGACACGCTGACGAACGCAGAGTTCTGGGCACAGGTCCCCACCCCGCAGTGCTGCACACCTGAGATCGAAGCGGCCGAAGGCGGGGGCGGCGCGCTGTCCAACATGCTGGCGTCCGACATCGTCTGTGTGACGGTCGGCGGCATCAGCAGCAACGCCATTCGGGTGATCGTGACCGACCCGAGCGGTGGCGTGGTCCAGGAACAGTTCCTGGGCGCCAACGGCGCACCGGTCGCCCCGGACAGCTGGGTGGCGGGGTCCTGCACGTCGGACCGCACCATCACGGACATCGTGCTGTGTGACCAGGGCAACGGCGGCCAGGCGTTCCTGCGCAAGTTCGTCCAGTCGCTGAACCAGACCGGCCAGGGTCAGGTCAACAGCTTCAGGGACTTCGTTCTGGACGGGTCCGTCACGTACACCCCGGTGGGTCCGGTCACCGACTGCTTCGGCCCGGTCGTGGACCAGGAAGTGGTGTGCTGGACGCAGGACAGCTCAGGCGACCTGGTCCACACCGGCACCATGCGGCACGACGACAGCCTTCCGGCACCCGGCTGGCTGCTGTTCGACCAGCACCAGACACCCGTCCTGCCGACAGAGCCGGGGCTGACCTTCGTATCCTGTGCGGCCGTGGCCGACCCGATCGCGACCACCGGCCTGTGCCTGTCCGACGGTACGCCGATCGCCATCGTGGTGCGTCGCAGCAACGTCCTGGCCAACGTGACTCAGGACGGCTGGGTCAACCTGACCACGGGCGCCTTCACGGCCGGTCTGCCGCCGGTCGGTACGGTCGCCTGTGGTGAGTCCCGCTCGATTCAGGTGTCCGGGACGTTCTGTTCCGTGGACGACACGACCGGCGACGTGCTGGCGCTCGTGCTGATCGAGTACACGTACGGGCCGGACGGGTCCATCACGTCCGTGCGGCTGGTGGACGCCACCACGGGCACGACGTACGTCGTTCCGGCGGGCGCCACGGTGACCACCTGCCCGACCGGCACCGAGCAGCCGGACCAGGATCTGGAAGTCCTGTGCGACGTCAACGCGGGCGTGGCCACACCGTTCATCCGGGACTACCGGCGGGACGAAACGGGCGCCATCGTGAGCGCCAGCAACTACACCCTGGGTGGCGCCGCGTACGCGCCGACCGGAACCGTTGGGCTGTGCTCGTCCGGCCGCGACAGCGAATCGGTCATCCTGTGTGACTCGGCTGCCGTCCCGAACCGCTTCATCCGGACGTACACCTACACCGCAGCGGGCGCCGTGGCTGGCTTCACGGACACGACGCTGGCGGGCGCGGCCTTCGTGCCGACCGGCGCTGTGGGGCTGTGCACGCAGCCGACGGCCACGGACCTGGACTTCGCCGAAGAGATCCTGTGCGACGCGAACGGCACCAGCTTCATCCGGCGCTTCACGTTCAACTCGTCCACCGGTGCGGTCACCGCGACCACGAACCTGACGCTGGCGGGCGCCGCCTTCGCCCCGGTGGGTGCGGTCGGTGTCTGCTCGAACTGCTGCCCGCAGGTCATCGGGGAAGGCTGCACGAACACCGGCAGCGGACGGTACACCGCCGTCCGGGCGACCAACGGGACCGTGACGCTGATCGACTCGGTTACGGGCGCCACGGTGCTGGCAGCCAACATCGTGGCGTGCCCGGACGACGACACACAGCAGACGCTGACGGCGCAGGCTCGTGTGGCGACCAACGGCACACCGTGGACACCCGGCGGGGACGTCGCAGGGACGCTCACGAGCGTCACGGCGACCGGCACCGGCGGACTGTGGGACCTGGTGGACGCCAGCGGTACGGTGGTCACCGGTCTTCCAGCCGGTCTGTCGCTCACCTGGGAAGCCGAAGACGACAACACGCTTACGGGGCCGCAGTCGATCACCCCGCAGGCCGGTGCAACGGTCGTCGTGAACTGGACGCAGCGCTAGGAACCGGTGCTGGAACGGGTGTTGCAGCTGACTGCAACACCCGTTCCGGTGACCAGGAAGGAAGCAACACATGCCCGTACCCTGCGACTGCTGTCCGACCAGTGAACCGCAGTGCGCGCTGGTCGCGGTTCCGTTCACCGGTGTTGCCGAGACGGCCGCACAGGCAGGATGGAACCAGGTCAGTCTGCCGCTGACGGCCGACGGGGTCACCGCAACGGCTGCGATTTCCGGTTACAACACCGCCGTCGGAAACACCCCGTCCACCACGCTGCGAGTGACCTACTCGCACACCACGCCCCAGGGACGCGTCCGTGGGCTGAGGCTGTGGAATCAGTGCGGCGTGGACCTGAACGACGCTGACGGGCTGGGGGCCTTCACCGCTGAGTTCTACGCGGGTGCAACACTGCTCGCAACGCTGCTCTGTTCCGGTGGCAACGGGGGTGCGCCGTTCACTTTCCTGCTGCCGCCCGGTACCGAGCTGTCCGGTGTGGACAGTGTCGTCCTGCGGGACCTGTCGAAGCAGATCGGCGGCGGCGTCGCACCGCTGTGGCGGGAACTGCAACTGGTCGAGTTCCAGACGGTGTTCCCCTGCCGTCGCCGGTCCGGCGCGCTGGAATGGTACGACCAGGGTGGCAACCTGATCGTCACGGCCGACGTGGTGAACTGCCGTACCGGTGCTTCGCCCTTCGTCCAGATTCCGGACCTGCGGATGACCGGCTTCTTCTTCGGGGACGGACCGGACCCGGCGGGTGAGAACATCTGCAACGTGCTTCCGGCGCCGTCCGCCACCACGAACTTCACCCTGTCCGGCATCTGCTACGACCCGAGCGGCGCGGCCAATCCAACGATGGACTGGACGCTTCCGACCAACATCGAACTGGAATACGGCAACCCGCCGAACACATCGGGTGGTGTCCAGGTCCAGTTCTCGTCACCGACACTCGGGGTGATCACCTGGCCGACCAACGGCACGAGCATGGCACCGGGCGAACAGCGCACGTCGAACATCTTCGGCGGTGGCCGCCGCGCCGTTCTGACGTACATCAGCGGGCCACCGGCCGCCGCGCCGTCGCAGACGATCCGGATGCTGGGCGGCGCGACCCTGGGAATCCACCTGGGCACCACCGACAACACCACCCCGCCGATTCGTTTCCGGCTCGACTTCATCACCGCGTAAGGGGACTTCGTGAGCACGTCAGGCAGCTTCACACCGCCAGCTCAGCCAGCCTGTCCGTACGACCCGTACATGACCCATGCCGAAGCGGTCGCGCTGCGGGACGCGGGCCAGCTCGACCCGAACTGTGTCGTGGTCATCACGGACGGACCGGTGATCGGCACGCCCGGCAACACGAGCCCGACGCAGATCGAGCTGAACCCCGCCGGTCCGGGCGACATCGGGCGCACCGCGCGCATTCACACCACCTTCGACAACGTGGCCTTCGCCGGTCTCTACAACATCGACGACGGCGCCAGTGGTGCTATCAACTCGATCACGGATCACTGGAACAACCGGGTCAGTGACGAAGATCCGGGCGCGCCGACGGTCCACACTCAGTTCCCGTACCACCTGGCCAGCGCGCTGCTGCGGGACAACGACGTGAACGACTGCACGCTGACCGGCTGGGACACGGCCGTGGCCGCCGGTGTCCTGATCACGGACAACGAACTGTTGAACGCGGGCATCCATCTGGGCGGCATGACGGCCGGTACCTTCATCCGCAACCGGGTGCAGGGTCCACAGATCACCGTCAGTTCGCCGGACGTCCTGTTCAGCAGCAACGACATCCGCAACGCGGAAGTGACGTTCGAGAGCACCAACGCGCTGACGCAGTCGTTCCAGGGCAACACCCTGCTGGGCGGTCGCTTCAACGTCACGGCCGCGACCACCGGCCGCGTGACCGTGGGCCAGAACGTCATTGGCGGGCAAGGGGTCATTGGTTACCGGGTCCTGGTGGACGGCGCCACGGCGAACGTGACGATCTCGGGTAACCGCCTCTTCAACCAGGGTGCCGACCCTACGGCCGACCTGCGGGTTGCGGGCAGCGGCGCGGCAGCCGTGACGGGTAACGACATCGGTGCGGGCACGGTCGTGATCGAGAACACCGGCACCGCGACGATCAACGGCAACAAGATGATCGACCCGACCGTCAGCAAGCTGGGCACCGGCACATTCACGGTCGAGCGGAACACCGTCACGCGCGGCACGATCACGCAGAACGCGACGAGCACGGCCACGCTGAACATGGTGGACAGCCAGCTGGAAGTACCGAACATCACGCTGGCCGCCGGATCGTCCAACCAGGTCATCATCAGTTCCGGCAACACCGGGGCGCTGACGCTGAACCACCAGGGACAGGGACCCGTCCAGATATTCGCCAACACCGGCCGCCCGGCAATCGCCACATCGGCCGCGTCCACGCGCGGACTGATCGTCAACTCGAACACCGGGCGCTTCACCGTGAACCAGAACGGCACCGGAAACCCCGGTGTGGTCCTGGACAACCTGCTGGGCAGCGTCATGCAGGACGGGACGGTCAACTTCAACAGCACCCTGGCGGGCACCGGCCCGAACACCGTGTCCGGAACAGTGGACGGCCAGTCGGTCGTGAACGTGATCGACGCGGCCAGCCCGAACTGCATGTCTCAGACGCGGGTGGGCGGCTTCAGCCAGCTGAACATCCAGCCCGGCGGGTCCGTGAGCCGCTGCCGCTTCGACGCGGACGTTGAAGTGAACACCGGCGCCTTCGGCCATATCAACTCGATCGCGGAAGGGGACTTCGTCGTGACCGCCACGGCCGCGAACGTCAACCGTCTGCTGAACAAATCGTTCAACGATTGGATCTGACGAATGGCCCTGCATGATTCCGACAGCCTGACGATCGAGACGGGCGAAGCGTCCCCGACGCTGCCCGACCCGGTGGCGGTCAGCGGCCGGACCCACGACCTGACCAACACGAGCGCTTCAGCGGCCGTCTGGGGCTCTGTCGGCGCGACGCCCTTCCAGGTGGACGGCGCGGCCGTCGCAACGCTCACAGTGCCCCGTGGGGCGTCCGTACGGGTGCAGAGCGACGGCGTCCGCTGGGTCGCCATCCGGACCACCTTCGCGGGACGGCGGCTGGTGGCCGCGAAGGGTGTAACCGACGGGGCCGGACAGGTCACGTTCACCTTCACCCCACCGTTCGCCACGGTGCCGGTGGTCACGAACGCGGTCGAGACGGGGACGGCTGACGCCACAGAGTGCCGCGTCACCGCGCTGTCCGCGTCATCGGTCACCTTCACTGCGCGCCGGTCCCCGGCGGTCACCGTGCTGGGTATCAGCGTCCTGTCCGCTTCGGTGCCGCTCGTCGGCGCGACCGTTCACGCCACGGCGCTGGAAGCTGGCTGACGGCCGCTGGCTGGCCGTAGGAACGACGAAGGCGCCGGAACCCCACCAGGGTTCCGGCGCCTTCCTGCTGGACCGTCAGGCGCCCAGTGTGGCCTTCCAGGCGGCGCGGCCGATCGGGGCGAAGTACCCGTCCGTGTCCCCGATGCCATCCGAGACGTACCGGCCGTACGCCTGCTCGTCGGTGGCGGTCCAGGCGGCCAGCCGGTCGGCGTCGCGGTACATCTGCTCAGCGCGGCGGGCGGGGTGGCGCGGGTCGTCGCTGGTGACCCGGCGCTGACGCTGGCCGATCCGGGCCGGTGCCTCACCGTGAGCCGCGTACAGGTCGGCTTCGGCGCGAATCTGGTCGGCCTGCGCACGAACCTGCTCGACCGCACCGGCGTACACCGCTTCGGGGTTGCACGCTTCGGCAACCGCGTCTTCGTCAGCCACGGTGGCGACCGCGTCCCGCTCGTCCCTGTAGCTGACGGCCCAGGTCTGCGCTTCGGTGGTGGACATCGTCTCGGCGGTCCGCTCGGCGACGATTCGACCGGCGACCATCAGGCTGGCGGTCCCGCCACCCACGACCACGTACACGTTCTGTCCGTCGATCTGCATCGGACGGCTGTCGCGGATGGTGCGGGCGCCCGGCTCATTCACGGTGATCTGCATGGTGTCCTCTTTCCTTCGCTGCGGTTGCTTACAAGGAAGACAATACATGGGTCGGTGTTGCATTGCAACCCCACCCGCGAAAGCCGGGGCGTCCCGCGTTTCCCGCGAAACGCGGGACGTGCGTTTCCGCAGGTCAGACCGTGTTTGTGGCCTGATCGTCCCGCGTTCCCGCGCCAGATCCTGGAAGCTGCCATACATGTACCTGGTGGGGAACCCATCACGTTACGCGTGCGCGCGCATACGTAGTGTCACGGGAACGGGTTGACGTACATGTATGGCAGCTTGTCACTTCTGGCGCGGGAACGCGGGAAGGATCAGCCGAAAGTGGCTGTTGACCTGCGGCTTTCCCCTTCCCGCGAAACGCGGGAAACGCGGGACGTCCCGGCTTTCCGGGGACCTGCTGCCCGGTAAGCTGGTGACACCACCACTGGAAGGGGCGCGGGATGCGACGACGGCTGACACTGCGGCAGCACATCTTCAGGTACCTGGGCATCGTCAGCCCGTCCGGCTCGTACCCGCTGCCACCGCGCTGGGCCATGTCCCCGCTCGGACGGCGCCGCTGGTACCCCGAGCAGCCGCCGCTGAAGGCCGCGCTGGCGCAGATGGCTGATGACGTCGCGGCCCGGACGGCGGACGGCGCCTGTGCGTGCGGCCACGTCTGCATCTGCGGCCCTGTCGGCGCCGGTCCGGTGCTTCCCCGCGACCACGGCACGAGCGGCCGTCAGGAAGGCGCACACGGATGCTGATCGACTACTTCCGCATTGGTGAGAATGAGCTGTGGAACAGCGCGCGGCTTCAGGCGTACCTGCGCAACGTCGGCAGCCCCTTCACCACCGGCGCGTCCATCTGCGCGTGCGAGACGCTGACACCCGCCATGGTGGGCGAAGAGGACGGCACGTACACCACACCCGCCGACGATCCGGCGCCGTGGTACGACGCGGACCTTCCGGTGTCCGGTGAGTTCCTGGGCATGATGGTGCTGGACGTCCAGGGCATCGACGGGTCCACCCGCCAGCGCAACGTCACGAACGCGGTCGGCGGTGGCGGTGTGTTCGGCCCGTCGCGCGACCTGCCGCGCACCATGACCATCAGCGGTGTGCTGATCGGTACGAGCTGCTGCGGCGCCGACTACGGCCTTCACTGGCTGGCCGAAGCGCTGGAAGGCTGCTCTGGGTCGGCCTGCGGTGGCGACTGCGTGACGGTCTACAACTGCTGTCCGCCGGACGGGACCACGCCCGAAGAGTTCGAGCAGCAGCACAAGCGGACGTTGGTCCGGACGGCGCTCGTGTCCGGTCCGACGGTCACCGGCCGCCGTGGCACCGGGTCCTGTGAACGCGGGACGTGCACCCTGGGCGGCGACCTGATCGAAGTGGAAATTGTGCTGGTCGCAGCGTCCCCGCACCCGTGGACAGAGCCTGTTCCGGTGCTGGACGTGGCTATCCCGATCGGCGGTACCGGCGACTGCATCGAATGGTGTCTCAGCCCCGGTGGCTGCGCTGCTGGTGAGTGCATGTTCCGTAACTGTGAGCCGGACCCGTCGGCCTGTGCTGACCCGCTGCTGACGGTCCCCCAGCCGCCCCAGCCGTCGCTTCCGTCGGCTGGCTTCTGTATCCCGATCGGCCCCGAAGTCGCCTGCTACGCCGTGGACTTGACCGGACGGCCGTCCTGGTCGTCGGACACACCCATCGTCACGATCACGAGCGGCAGCCGGGAACTGCGCAACGTCCGGGTGGTGATCTACGAACGCCCCGGCAGCCTGGCCACGGCAACCTGTGCCGAAGTCGCAGAGAACCAGGCGTGTTCGCCGGTGAATGAGTTCTACGTGACGTACATCCCCGCGTCCAGCGCGGTGACCTTCGACGGCCGGACCGGCTTCGCCACCACCGAATGCCGGGGCCAGTGCGAGAACAGCACGACCGCATACGGCGACCAGAACGGCGGCCCGGTCCAGTTCAACGACCTGAACTGTGCCCGGTACTGCCTGTGCATCGAGTCGGACACCACGCAGCCGCCAGCCAGTGACGCGGCCGTGTCGTTCTCTGTCGCGGGCCGGGGGTACTGACGTGACCACTCTGGGCTGCTCGTCGCACACGTACGTGGTCAGGGACCGGGCAGGCGCCCGCGTGAGCGCTTCCGGCATCCTGACGGCGGTGGAATGGCACCGGGTCCTGGACGATGTCTCTACGGCCCGTGTGACGGTCGGCGGTGGCGTGGACTGCTGCGGCGACCTGTCGCAGCTGCGCACCTGGCGGCAGACGCTCGACATCTACCGTGGCGGGACCTTCGTGTGGTCCGGCCCCATCACACAGATCGAGTGGACCACCAGCGGCGTGACGATCGACGCGGTGGACATCATCGGCCTGCTGGACCGGCGCGTCCCACACCAGGACTTCACCTTCACCGGCACCGACCTGAACGAAATCGCCCGGCAGCTGATCGAAGACGGCTTTGCGCCGGACGATCCGGGCCACTCGGTAACGGTCCAGGGTCCGGCCGGTGTGACCGGCGGTCGTCAGTACAGCCGTGGCGTCGGACAGACGGCCGACCACCTTCGCGACCTGGCGGAAACCGGCATCGACTTCACGGCCGTCGGGAACAACATCGTCCTGTTGCCTGAGACGTTCTGCGCCGTGGTCGGCCGCCTCAGTGACGTTGACATGCCGGAAGGGCTGATCGTCGCGGAAGACGGTACGGCGCTGGCCACGAAGTGGTACGTGGCCGGGCAGAGTGCCGACGTGGTGGGCGAGGCTGGCGGGTCGGACGCGTATTACGGACTGCTTGAACGCTACATCGAGCAGACGTCCGTGACGGACTCGGACAGCGCGCAGCAGGCCGCTGCGGCGAAGCTGCGCGCCAGCTCGTCGGCGCCCGTCTTCATCGACACGCAGCAGGTGACGCTGTCCCCGACGGCGCCCGTTGCGGTGGAACAGCTCGTCCCCGGCTGGTGTCTCGACATCACGTCGTCCGGCACATGCCGTCGCATCACGCAACGGCTGAAGATCGTGGGTGTGGACGTCACCGAAACGGGCGGCAACGGCAACACCGCCGGGCAGGAACAGGTTCAGGTCCAGGTGGCCGCGTCCGGGGCCGAAACGACCTGACGCAACACCACTGCGACGGCCGCTGACCTGCTGTGTCAGCCTGGTGAAACGGCCGTCGCAACACCGGCGCGACACGCAACGGAAGGGGTGCAACGATGGCCGCACGCGGACGACGCGTACCGGGCAACCCGCTGGCAAGCAAGCTGCGGGACATGGAACTTCGCACGCGGCCGAACCGCATCGGTCCGGCCGGTGCAACGGGTGAGGCTGGCCCGCCGGGACCGCCCGGCGCCGACGGTGAACCTGGCGCGACGGGTGCAACGGGTCCGGCTGGCGCCGACGGGGAAGGCATCAAGGGGAAGACGGTCGTCACCACGAACGCCAGCGGCGTGGCCACGTGGACGTTCCCGTGGCTGCCGACCGGCACACCGACGCTCGTCGCGGTCGCGCAGTCGAGCGGCGCCGTCATCGTGACGATCACAGCGCTGTCCGCGCTTCAGGTCAGCGTCACCTGCTGGACCATCAGCGGGCTGCCGGTGGCCGGTGTACCCGTCCACCTGGTCGCCTTCGAGTAAGCCCGTAGACTGGCAGGGACCACCGCCACCGCCGGAAGGAAGCAGCACATGGCCCGCATCTGTGTGGATGAGGATGATTTCGATGTTGACTCTGGCGGTGTGCTGCATCTGTCGGACCGTGTCGGAAGCCAGCAGCTGGTCACCTTCACCACGCCCGGCAACTTCACCTTCGACCCTGCCGCCTTCCCTGGCCTGAAGGCTGTCCGCGTGGTGGCCGTCGGCGGTGGCGCCGGTGGCGCCGGTGCGAACGCGTCCGCCGGTCAGTGCGTCGTCCGCGCGGGCGGCAGCGGTGGCGGGTACAGCGAATCGGTGTTCACCGTGGCGCAGCTCGGGGCTGGCGTGAAGGCGGTCACCGTGGGCGCCGGTGGGTCCGGCGGTGACGGGAACGAACCGGGCAACGCGGGCAACGCGTCCACCTTCGGCGGTGGCCTGGTCGTCGCGCCCGGCGGCAGCCCGTCCGTGGCCAGCCAGGCATCCGGTACCGGCGCCGGTGCGGTGACCGGTACGGGCGGTCCGGGTGCGGGTACCGGGCAGATCCGCATGGGTGGCGGTGCGGGCCACGGCGCCATCCGCCTGGACGCCAACTCGGGGCTGTCCGGCGCCGGTGGGAACGCTGGCGGCGGCATGGGCACCGGTGGCGGTGCGCGCGGGTCCGAAGGCGGGTCGTACGGCGTCCGTGGCTTCGGCGGTGGCGGTGCCGGTGCTATCTCGATCGGCGCGAACCAGATCGGCGGTCCCGGCGGGGACGGCGCTGTGTTCCTGTATTTGCAGTTCTGACGGCCGATCAAAGGAAGGTCTAGACCATGGCACGATGCGGATGCGGCGGGGAATGCGCTTGCAACCTGGTGGCAGGTGACAACATCCAGGTGAGCGGCAGCGGCACGAGCGCTGTCCCCTGGGTGGTCACCGCGCTGACCGACTGCGAAGAAGTGCGGCAGTGCCTGACCGGGGTGGACGGCATCGACTTCGACCAGGCCACCGGCGAGATCGGCGTCTGTGTCTCGCCGGACGCGGGGAACAACATCGTCCGCGACGCGAACGGCTGCCTGTTCGTCGCGGGCGCGCCCGGTACGGTCACCACCGGCTGCGGCATTCTCGGTGTCGGCTCACCGGGCGACCCGGTCCGGGCCAACACCGGAACCTGGCCGTTCACCTGCCCGCCGGAAACGAACGGGTCCGTCATCGCGTGCGACGCGAACGGGCTGCTGAAGGGTGAACCGCCGTACCACACGTACTACTTCCAGTCCCTTCAGCAGCAGGACTTCCCCGCGAACCCGCTCGTCCCCGCCGGTGACGACGTGATCGTGACGACGTTCAGCTTCGACGTGACGAACCCCGACCCGTGCCGCGCCATGCGGGTGGTCCAGTGGCGTGACCTGGACGTGGACTTCAACCTTCCGGTCGGTGCTGATGCGGCCAGCGGCATCAGCACCGACGAGATGACGCACGTCACGAACCACGGCACCGCGACCGCCTTCGACCAGCACATACAGGTGGGTAAGGTGACGCAGCCGAACGCGACCCTGGCACCGGGCGCGACCGTGACCCTGACGGTGGAAGCGGCGCTGGGGAAGGGGACCGCTGGCGCCACGTACAACCGCATCCAGGCGACGTTCCGCGTCCTGATGCTGCCGGTCTGACCAGGAAGAAGGAACCGATGACGGACGACGGCATGATGTACCTGGTGTTCCCGGACGGCTCATTCCGGGGCGTCAGCTCGACACCGCAGGACGAGACGCGGCAGCGCGTCCCGGACGGCGCCACCGAGATCACGCGGGACCAGTACGTGGTCCTGGCTGAGCAGGCGCGCCAGAGCGTCGCCGCGTACCAGGACGAGCTGCGCGCGTCGGATGCGGTCCGGCAGCTGTCCGATTACCGGGCCATGCGCGCCGTGAACCTGCCGGACGAGCTGGCGCGGCGGCTGTCCGGCTACACCGGGGAAGAGGTGACCGCAGATGCCCACTGACCTGTGCTCACTGAAGGTGGCCATTGCGCAGACGGTCCAGCCGGACACGTGGACGATCGTCCGCTTCCCGTTCGACTCGACCGGCGAGAGTACCGACACGCTGAACATGCACAGCGCGACCCGTCCGGCGCCCGGTGGCCCGGTCAGTGACTGGTCCACGGACGACCGCTCGGGGCTGATCTGGCCGTCCCGGTCCGGCTGGGGTGAGCTGAAGGGGATCATGCAGTGGGCTGCTGCTGGCGTCCAGCTGTCCCCGATGGACGCCACCGAGTACCGGGACCAGTTCGTCCGTAACCCGCTGAGCTACGCGGGCGCGGGCACCGCCGTGGACACGACCGCGACGGACCACCGGCCACCGACACCAGGCGGCCAGTTCTTCACGAAATCGTGGGGGATCATGGTCGATCCAACGGTCCCGCTGGCGCTGCGGGTGTACCACAACGCCAGCGGTCCGCTGAACCTGACCCTGGCGGAATTCAAACTGTCAATCACCTATTAAGGTGGTCGCATGAACACCATCGGGGACATCGTGACCGCGTATGCGACGGCGATCCTGGGTGTCGGCTGGGGCGTATACATGCTCGTGTCAGCCGGTGTCGTGGGCGCCACGCTGGCGGTCGAACACGTACGGACGAAGGGACGCAGCCGTGGCTGACCCAGGTACCGCTGCCGCCTTCCTGGCCGCTCTGAAGCGCTTCGGCGTGGACGTGGTGGAAGAGGACGGCTGGCGCACGCACAACCGCGACGACGAGACAGGGAAGGACTTCGGCCCCGTTTACGGCGTCATGATCCATCACACCGCTGGCGTGACGAAGGGTGCGGTCAGTTTCTGCCGGAACGGTTCCGCGAAGCTGCCCGGTCCGCTGTGCCACGGCGTGATCATGAAGACGGGGAAGGTTCACCTGGTCGGCTGGGGGCGGGCCAACCACGCCGGTGGCGGTGACCCCGACGTCCTGGCCGCCGTCAAGGCAGAGCGGTACCCGCTGCCGAAGCCGAACGTCCACGACGGCAGCCCCGGCGCCGTGGATGGCAACGACGCGTTCGTTGGCTTCGAGTGCGTCAACAAGGGCGACGGCGTGGACCCGTGGCCCGCCGCGCAGCTGGACGCGATGAAGCGCGCCACGGCCGCGACCTGCTGGCTGTACGGCTGGTCCGCGCGGTCGGCGCTGCGTCACATGGACTGGTCCGACTGGAAGTCCGACCCGAAGGGTGTGGACTGGGACGAGTTCCTGGCCGACGTGCAGCAGCTGCTGGACGACGAGCGGGACAACGGCGGAACCGAGCAGCCGCCGAAGCCTCAGCCCGAGCAGCCGCCCGTGGTGTCGCTGAAGCACGTCCTGGCCGCCGCGAAGCGCGACCCGTCGGCGCCCCAGGGCAGCGCGCTGCACAAGGCGGAAGTCCTGCTGGTGGAACGTGCGCTGGCACAGCTCGGGTGGCTGGCAGCCGCGTGGGTGGACGGCAGCTTCGGCACGAAGACGAAGGCCGCGTATGCGCGCCTTCAGCGTCACCTGGGGTACATCGGTGCGGACGCCGACGGCATCCCCGGTGACCATTCGCTGACCTGGCTGGGCCAGCGGACCCGTTTGTTCCGGAAGGGGAACTGATCATGACCGTATCGGCACTGAAGGACCTGGTCGAGCGTACGGCCGCCGCGTGGGGACTGGCCTTCGTCGGCCTGCTGCTGGCCGACGGCTTCGACCTGACGAGCGTCAGCGCGCTGAAGGCGGCCGGTCTGGCGGCCGTCCCCGCCGGTCTTCAGGTGGTTTACAGCGCGCTGGCCGCGTTCGTGGGCGACCCGAAGACGGCCGGACTCACCGACACCCGCGACCGTTTCTGACGGCTGCTCGCACCAGACCTACACCGGCCGGACCCGCGCACCGGGTCCGGCCGGACGCACATGGAAGGCAACCACATGGCAGACGAGAACCTGAACGTGGCCGCCGAACTGGCACAGCTGCGGGGTGAGATGAGCACCGGTTTCGCACAGATCGTCGGCCGTCTGGACCTGATCGCGCACACCACCGACAGCACGCGCGCAGACCTGGACGAGCTGGAACAGCGGGTGGCCGCGCTGGAAGCGCGGCGCGTCCCGATGCCGTTGCTGGCGGCCGTCAGCGGCGCTGTGAGCGCCGTTGTGGCACTCGGGGCGTTCCTGGTCCAGCTCTGACCTGACACGCCACCAGGACCCCCGTCAGTTGCCGTGACGGGGGTCCTGGTGTGTTCCGGCTGCTGGCTACAGCTCGAAGAGACGGAAGCAGTTCGAGCAGCGGTGAAGGTACAGCCCCAGCACCCAGTCACTGATCAGGGCGTGGTCCGCGACGTCCGGGCCGCAGTCGGCCTGTCCCTTCGACGGGTCCGGCTGCTTGATGCCCATACACAGACCGGCGCGGTACAGCAGCCGCTGGCTGGCGCCCGGCACCGGGTGGCGCAGCTCAGCGCGGACGATGTTCCGGAACATCTCGCGTACCTGCGGGTCGTCCACCCCGCCGGTCGGCTCGTCGCCGGTGATGACGATGGCCGACGTCGGCGCCTTCGCCAGCTCGTCCAGCTTCGTCACGGTGGCGTGGTCCTGCTCGGTGTACCCGTCTTCGTGGTGTAGCCGGTCCCCGATCACGTCGCCCACGTGCTTCACCATCTGCCGGTCCTCTTCCGTGAAATGGATCATGATTCGTCCGCCTTCCGTACGTCGGGTCCGGTGAACTCACCCAGTGCCAGGCACAGAGCGACCGCATGGGTGATGTTGCGGGCGCCCAGCGCGGCCTTCGCGCGCTTCAGGCCGGTGTTCACGGTGTTCACGGTGACCTGGTTCTTCCTGGCCGACTCAGCCGCCGTCAGGCCGCGCGCCGCGTCCAGCAGGTACTTCCGCTCAGCGGGGTACAGCGCGCGGATGCGTCCGGCCTTCCCGCCGTACGGCGCCCGCTGCTTGCCTGTCACAGCCTCACCCCGTCCGCGCGAAGGCTGGCCAGCGCTTCGATCATCGCGGCTTCCATCACCGAGCTGTTGCGGGTCAGTTCCACGCAGATCATTTCCAGGTCCAGCGGGATGTGTGCCAGCTTCGGCGCCACCTGGCGGACCCGGTCGAAGGTCGACAGGAACAGCTGCTGGTCGCCCCAGTTGTCGAGTCGCGCCGCCCGGTCGGCCGCGATGTCCGCGACCGACCGGGACGTCCGGCTGATACCACGGCCGGTGTTGATCTCACGCATCAGGACCAGTCCCCTTCGTTCAGCTGCCCGATCATCTTCATGACTTCCTGGGCGCCGGTGATGTTGCCCGCGTCCATCAGCTTGTCCCAGACCTGGTTCAGGGTCGCGCGCCGGACGGCGGCCGGTTCCAGGTGCGCCCGGTCCATCGCTTCGAGCCGCGCAGCGACTTCGTCCGCCTTCGCCTTCAGTTCGCGGATCTCTTCACCGGCCTTGTCCAGCCGCTTGCCGGTGTCGGCCAGCCGCTCGGACAACTGCTTCCGTCCCTGGCTGGCCAGCGTCCGCTTCACCGGCTGCGGGTCGGTGCAGGGCGTCTTCGCGCCCATGCGGTGCGACCACCAACCAGGCTCGTCTTCCGGGTCCACCTGCTCGATCGGCTCACCGCAGATGCAGAGCGCCGGGACGTCCAGGTCCGGAACCACGTCGGTGATGGTGCGGGCGCCCCGGACAGCCGCCTTACGGTTCTGCTCGGTGTCGGCCTGCCGGTGAACGTTGTCCACGTGGGACTGAAGCCGGGACCGGGACGGCCGCGTCTCGATGCAGTACGGGCACTTCAGGTCGCTGCTCATGCTGTCGCCTCTTCCGCTAGTGGTCGCGCTTGATGTGGCCGTTGATCCCCGCGCGGGTGGCGCGTGTCTGCGTGCAGTGCGGGCACTGGTAGCCGCTCACGATGCGTTCCCTTCGGTCCGGGTGCGCCGCGCCCGCTCGGTGTTGCACGCGCGGCAGTACAGCGTCAGGTCAGGTTCCACACGACCGTGCTCGTCCCAGCTGTGGCCAGCCGACGGGCAGACGTCCCAGGGCTTGTCCCAGCCGTACACCTGCCGCAGCTGAAGCCGGACGGTGCGACGCTCGATGTCGTCCAGCACGTGGTCCGGGGCGACGCAGTGGCGGACGTCGCAGTCGGCGCGGCAGATGCCGACCGGCTGACGGCCGGTGCGCTGCTCGAAGGCGACGGCTGCGGCGGGGACGTCGCGCCCCTGGTGCTTGATGACCGGGCGCCCATGGTGGCCGCGCCGCCCGTCCCAGGTGACGTGTCCTGCCGCGTCCGGCTGGCTGCTGTGTGCGGCCAGCTTCGCCGGTAGGTCGTTGCTGTTCATGTGTTACATCGTAGATGAAGCAGCCACCCGAGTCAATATCTAGTGACCGGGCGGCTGCTCGTGTCGCAGTCGGCGCGTCAGATCTCAGCCGACGTGCGGGCGCACGTACGGGCTGTCTTCCTGGTAGGCCGGACGCGCGGCCACGTCGCTGGCGGTCATGTCGGCCGCCGACTTCCCGCGCGGCTTCGTCGCGGCCTTACGCGCAGTCTGGCGCAGCAGCGCGCGCCGCTCGTCGGTCGTCATGCCGCCCCAGATGCCGAAGGACTCACGGCGCCCCAGCGCGTCGTCCAGGCACTTCTGACGGACCGGGCAGACGTTGCAGACGTCCTTCGCCTGCTCGACACCGACCGTGTCCCCTTCGTGCGGGAACATCAGCGGCTGTCCCGGCTTCGCGCACTCTGCCGACTGCGTCCAGGACTGGTCCCCGCTGGGACGGAAGTTGACGATCTGTGCACCCATGGTGTGGTTCCCTTCGCGGTGACGGGGACCGGCCGGTGGTGGCCGGTCCCCGTGGTGGTCGTTGGTCAGCCAGCCGGACAGCCGCAGTGCGGCGGGTAGTGCGGCGGGTTGGTGCAGTTGTGCCCGTTCATGTGCTGATCCCTTCCCTGGGTGGCCGCCGGTCCGGATGACCGGCGGCCGGTGGGTGGTTCAGACGCTGAGCAGCTGCTCACGAGCCGCGACGTACTTAGCGGCGCGCGGGTTGTACGCGGTGGCCAGCGCCAGGAACTCGTCCTGGGTGAAGCGGCGGGCACCCTTGACCATCTTCACGCCCTTGTCCGTGCGGCGCGCGATGATGGCGGCGCGGCCGGTGATGCCGCACGCCTTCCCCTTCGAGCGAAGGGCACCGGCGACGCCACCGGCCACGCTGTCGTCCAGACCGGCGCGCAGCGCGTGGGACTTCAGGGTGTGCAGTCCCTTGCGGTGGTCCTTCGTGGCGGCGCGACGGGCCTTGACGATCCGGCGGGCGTTGCGGCTGCTGGCGTTCATTTCGTTCCCCTTGCTGCTTCGGCTGCTGTTGCTGCTGCGGTGTTGCTGTGTCTACGACTATACACACCCGGCACCGCACATGCAACACCCGCACGGAAGAAGTTCCGTGCGGGTGTTGGCAACGGCCATCGTCGCAGCTCAGGCAGCGCGCGCCTGTTCCAGCAGCTCGACCCAGCGGGGTTCGTCCAGGTATACCCAGTCGTTCAGCTCGGTTGCACCGGCGGCCATGGCCCGCGTGCGCTTCAGCACGTCCAGCAACAGCTGTTCCCCGACTTCGTTCAACGCCAGTGCGTGGAACTTCCAGTGGTCGCCGTTCGGGTTGTACCGCGTGATGAGCGACGGGACCGGGCGGCCGTCGCCGCCACGAATGCCGGACATGGCCCGGTGCGTCTTGTGCTTCGGGTCGATGTACGCGCCATCCAGCTTGTAATCCACCAGCAGCGTCACCGCACCCGAGCGGCCGACCACGGCCAGGTCCACGTCCGTGCAGGGCATCCGGATGCTGAAGGCGACCCGGTGGACCGCCGTCGCGGCACCCTGCTGGACTTCCGGTTCGTACGCGCGCCGTCGGACGCTCATGTCCTGACCGGGCCAGCCGACCGGCGACATGCCGCCTTCGTACTGAAGCCACGGCGCTGTACTGAAGGTGACCCCGTACGACGTCAGGTCCGGCAGCGTACGGCCGCGCAGCCGGTACAGCAGCCTGGCGAAGTGCTGTTCCGTCACCGGCAGCCAGCCGCTGGTCCCCAGCAGGTCGCGCGCCGGGTCGTTGTGTCCGAGCAGCCGCATGGCCCAGTTACGCGGGTCGTACTGCGCCGACAGGAACGGCATCCGGGCGCCGTCGTCGCGCCGCAGCTGGCCGACTGCGCGGAACGCGCGGCCGACTTCGGGACCCTGGGGAAGCGGCCGGTCACGGCGTACGTAGTTGATCACCGCCAGTGCTTCGCCCCGGTCGTACTCGACCATGGGCAGGTCCATCCCAGCCACCGGCAGGTCCATGCCGTAAGCCGCGTGCGCGATGTTCAGGCGGCTGTCCCGCCACCCGCTGTCATGACGGCGCGCCATCACGCACCCGCCGTCGGACGGCCGGTCGTCTCGCCCCGGAAGTCTTCGAAGCCGACGGGTGCCGACTGCTTCAGCGCGGTCAGGCACACGGTCCGCCACAGCTGCTCAGCGGTCGCGCACATGTGCGGCTGGCACTGGGCGCAGTTGTTCAGATGGGAATCGAAACGGGACCGGGCAACGGCGGTCGCGCCACCGGCCCCGGTGCTCGTGTCCAGCTTGTGGTTCATGCTGTCGCCTTCCTGTTGCTGCTGCTGACGCTTCGAGTGAGACCGGCTGGACTTGAACCAGCGACCTGCCCGGCTGCGGCCAGCGGCTACAGCGCGGGGTGCTCTGCCGACTGAGCTACGGCCCCGAAGGTGAAGGGGCGGCCGTCGTGGTGACCGGCCGCCCCTTCGGGTCCTGCTACGCCTTCACGGCGAACGGGTCGTCATCGGCGGGCGTGGACTCGGTGGCGTCCGCCACGGTGCGCCCGGCCAGGTAGTCGCGGGCCACCTGCTTCTGCTCGTCGGTGGGCGCGGCCAGGATGTAGGGGGCGTTCTGCCCCTTCTTCGCCTCACCCTTCGCGATGACCCCGAGCAGCTTCCGCTGACCCTGAATCTTGCGCTTCAGCTGGCCGATCAGGGACCCCTGGAAGATCATCACGTCCTGGTACTCGGCACCACCCTGGGTCAGGACGACCAGGTCCGTGATGACGGCGTCCTTGTCCCCGAAGTCCGTCTTGACCTCTTCCACGTACTCGGTGGGCGTGAAGAGAACCAGCTCACCCAGCAGGTCCTTCACGGCCACGTACGCCCCGGCGGTGTCGAACTCGTCGCGCTGCGTCATGATTGTCTCTCTTTCTGCTTCGGTTGCTGCTTCGGATGACGGGGCGGGATGCAGCTGCCTGCCGGTCGGCGCTGCGTCGGGGTGTGGACCAGAAGTTCCGTGCCCGACGCCTGGCCGGTTCAGCGTTTCCGCCGTCCCCGCCCCGTCTGCGTCTATCTTCGCATGTGCTGGGCTGGTGTGTCAACACCAGCCCAGCACCCGTTTCTAGCTGCCCATGGCCTGCTGTGCCTTCGTCAGCTCAGCCGCCAGCAGACGAGCCTGACCGGCCAGCCGTTCCGTCCACTGCCCGAAGGACCGGGCACGAGCCGCGATGGCGACGAGCTGGGGGACCGTGTGCGCGGCGTTCAGTTCTTCCAGCCAGTCCTGTTCCGGGTTGTCGCCAGCAGCGCGGTACGCGTCCGCCTGGAACACCTGGGACACGTGCTTAGCCTTGATGCGGCGCGCCTGGCGGACTTCCAGACAGACGCGGTTCAGCTCGTGACCCTGGTCCAGCGACACCTGATAGATCGTGACCTCTTCGCGGGTCGACGGCAGGTGCACCACGATGCCGAAGTCCGTACGGACCTTCAGGCCGGTGTCATACCGGGCGCCGTCCCAGATGCCGGTGTGGTTGATCCCGTCTTCGTAGCAGGCCAGCTGACCAGCGATGGACGGGAAGGACAGGTCCAGGCTGTCGCCGGTCTTCAGGTCCCCGATCACGAAGGACCCGTCCGCCAGCTGAAAGACGCGGTCGAACTTCCCGGCCACTTCGTACTTCGTGCTGGCGGTCACCCGCTCGATCATGCCGGGGACGACCCGCAGACCGTTGACCCGCAGCGCGTCCAGGTACATCTGAACGCGCGGCTTGTGCTGCGGCGGCACCGGCGCGATGTCCCCGCCCGCGTAGTCGGCCAGCTCGGTGCTGGTGTGCAGCGCAGTGCCTTCGTCGCTCATCTTGTACGCGCCCGCGACGTCCTGGGCGCGTTCCACGATGCGGTTCAGCCGCTCTTTGTCCTGCTTCACGTCCAGCGGCTGGATGGCTTCCACCAGGTCGGGGCGCATCGCTACGCCCTTCGCCACGTTGCGCTGCTTCCACAGTTCCAGGTGGTACGTGTCGTCCACCAACTTGATGAAGTTGGTCACCCGCTGCCAGGACTTCGACTTCCCGCTGTCGGGGTTCGGCAGGGTGTACCGGCCGCGCTTCGCTTCCGGCCGCGCCGGGTCGACGCGCTTCGGCTGCGCCTCTTCGCCCGGTGAGTCGAACTCGTCCGGGGTGTCGAAGCTGTCGGCCGCCGGGGCGGTCGGCTGCGCCGGAAGCGGGTTGCCGAACTCGTCGATCAGTCCGGCCTGGTGCATGTCCGCCAGCGCTTCATGCTGGTCGTAGATGTCGCCCATGCTGCTGCCTTCCTGCTGAGCACCGGTCGCCGCTGCGACCTGTCGTGCTGAAGCAACGGTACCATGGATCTATGACAGAGAACACCCCGCCACCGAAGTGGCTGTCCCGGCAGGAAGCTGCCTTCCTGCTGTCGCTGACCCTGGACGAAGTGGACCGGCTGATCCATACGGGGCTGCTCGACCGGTACCGCATCCGGGGCCGGTACGTCCGCGTCCTGCGGTCCCAGGTGGACGAGCTGGCCCAGGTGGACCCGTCCATCTTGCGACGCGCGTGAACGGCCGCCAGCGGGCTGCTGGCGGCCGTTCAGCGGCGGCTGGTCCCTTCGGTCACCCGGCGGGGTTCCAGGTCCCCTCACGCACTTCACGCGGCACCGGCGCGGCCTGCGGGTCACCGTCCTGGGACACCTTCGCGGCGGCCAGCTTCGCCAGCCGGTCGGCCGCTGCGATCAGCGGCGTGGAACCCTTCCCCTTGACGGTGTCCAGGTCGGCTTCCGCCTGCTTGATGATGCCCGACAGCAGCAGCCCGTTCAGCTTCTTCAGCAGGCCCAGAGCGGTTGCGGCGTGGGCCGCGTTGTACTGGCTGAAGCCGCCGCGCGCCAGCAGCTCGGACGCCGTGTCACGCAGGTACGTCACCGTGGCGGTCACGTGGTGCGCCAGCTGGGTGCTGGCGCCCATGTCGAAGCGGGCGCCCGCCGGGGTGGCCATGGCCGTCAGCGGGACGGACGACGTCGCGGCCAGCGTGGCGATCACGAGCGGTTCCAGCGACTCGACCAGGGCCGTGAAGTGGTCCCGGTCGTTCAGCTTCTTACGGTCCATCTTCGGCTGGTCGGCGCCCGAGCTGGTGTCCACGGTCGCCAGGACGCGGCCGGTCGCGGCCAGCTCATGCTTCAGCGTGTCGGTCACCGGAACGATCATCGGTGTGCCCATGGTGCGGTCCCTTCGTCGGTGGAAACGGTGCAGTCCCAGGGTACGCGACCCTGGGACTGCATGGCAACCGGCTGTCAGTATCCGTAGCAGTTGGCCCAGTTCGGGCCGACGGTCGAGCAGCCGAAGGTGATCGCGACGCCGTTGAAGTCGAAGGCCATCCCGTCAGCGATGGACTGCGCCAGTTCCTGGGCGCCGTCGGCCGGAAGGCTCAACACCAGTTCGTCATGGATGACCGCCTTCAGGCGCCGCCGGATGTGGACCGGCAGCTTCAGGATGGCTTCGGCCATGATGTCCCGCGTGGTCCCCTGTCCGAGCTGCGCGCACGCCTGTGTGTACGCGCGGGTCCGCTCGACCCGCACCGGGCGGCCATAGCCGGTGTGCAGGATGCGGTACGTGTCGTCCGGGGGCGGCTGCTCGTCGAAGCCGAGCATTCCGGCGGCCTGCCGGACCTCTTCCTTCCACTCAGCCAGACGCGGGAACGCCTCTTCCATACCGCGTACGAACGTCTTCGCCACTTCGATGTCCACGCCGTGCTGACGGGCCATCCCGTTGGCACCCATGCCGTAGTTGAAGCCGTGGCCGAACACCTTCGCGCGGTCGCGGAACTCACAGTCACACCGGCCGTTGTTGCGGGCCATCTCTTCGCGGCACTGGTCCCGGTTGAAGACGCGAAGCGCAACTTCCGAGTGAAGGTCCACACCGGGCGTGAACAGCTTCATGTATTCCCGGTCCTGGCACAGGCCAGCGATGCCGCGTGCGTCGACCTGGTCCGCGTCGATCGCAACCAGGACTTCGCCTTCGTCGGCCAGCAGGACGGCGCGTTCGCGACCCTTCCCGCCGCGCTTGCCCATGACGGTCAGCCCCGGCTTCTTCATGGACCAGCGGCCGGACGACTGGTCAGGGCCAATGTACGGGTGAACGCGACCGGCCACCGTGTGGTCCAGGATCGTGCCGTACACCGTGCGTTCACCGTTCATGGCCAGGATGGTGCGGCACAGCTCAGCGGCTTCAGGCTTCGTCCGCTCGAACAGCTCGACCATCGGCGTCAGCACCGGCTTCCCGGTCAACAGGCTGCCGTCCTTCGCGGTCGGCCAGTTGGCGTCCAGCGCTGCTTCGCTGATGCCGGTAGCCAGCAGCGCGTTCCGGAAGGCCACCTTGCCCACGTTCGAGCGGTGCGGGTACTTGCCTTCGAGCGGCATCCCGTGGCGCTCGTGAAGCATCTGCTTCGACGCTTCCAGACGAGCCTGACCGGCGGTGTGTCGGGCCATCGTCTCGTCCATGTCGACACGCATCCCTTCCAGGGTGATGCGCCCCATGGCCGCCGCAACCATGTGTTCCCGGCGGATGTACCGCTGGTCCCCGGCGGGCAACTGCCTGGTGATCTCGTGCTGGGCCAGGAACAGGCCGCGCTGCGCGTCGATGTCACCCCACAGGTACGCGATGTACTCGGGGTCATCCTGCGGGATCAGGTGATACCCGCCGTGCTTCCGGGCCAGCCGGTCGATCTCGTCCGTCTTGCCCGGCGCGCCGTAGCGAAGCGCGGTGTTATGCAACCGGTAGTAACCGGTGGGCTGCGCACCCTTCGCGGCTACGGGGTTCAGGTGCATCTCTACGATCTGGGTGTCATACAGCTTCCGGCACAGCGCTTCATAGTTGGCGCCGTACCACTTCGCAAACACCAGCAGGTCGAAGTTCGCCCCGTTGTGCATGGTGATGGCGTCTGCGGTGTTCAGCGCGGACAGCATCTCGTACGGGTCGGTGGTCATGTGGCGGTCGTCGGGGTTCGCGACGTCGCACCACGCGCCCAGCCGGTAGTAACCGGGGCCGAAGCTGTGCAGCTCGTCCACGCTGCCAGTCTCGATGTCCGCTGCCAGGATCTTCATCGTGCCTCTTCCGGATCTTTGTTGACCGCGCTGTGGCGGTGCCGGTGGGGTGGGTGCCGGTGTAGCACCCACCCCGAAGGTACAGCATGTGACGCGTGGTGGCAACTAGACTTCGTAACCGAGATCGAAGCCGTTCACGAACGGGTCCACCGTGTCGGCCACGTCGAAGCCGTCAGTGGCCGTCTGCGGGACGTTCACCGGCTTCGTGGCCGCCGGGACCGGGCAGGGCGTGGCAGGCGCGTCAGCGGTCGTCCAGGGGTTCCCAGGGTCCACCGGGGCGGTCACGCCGGACGGGGCGATCGGGTCGGCCTGCGGCTCGTCGCTGCCCCAGCTGTCGTCATCGGCCTTCGCCACCACGACGTTGAACGCGCGGCGCTGCTTCGGACCCAGCTTCACTTCCACCACGTCCGGCACGTTGGACAGCCGCTGGAAGAACGCGCGTTCGCCCATCTTGCTGCCGCCGTTCCGCTCGGACCAGGCATTGAAGGCCATGGCCACGTCCCGGCGGCCGGTGCACAGCTCGTCGTCCAGCTTCTGGCCGTGCTTCGCGGGCGTGAGCGTACACATGTCCTGGAAGAACTGGACGACGCGGTCCGACTTCGCTTCGAACGCGGACTGAGTCAGCGTGTCGGTCCGGCCGTACCCGCCGCGCGCCAGGAAGCGGCCGTACGCCTTCACCCAGCGGGCCAGGATGCCGGGCAGCTCAGCCAGCAGCTTGTCTTCCAGCGTCTTGTCTTCGCGACCGGCGAAGCTGTTCGGGAAGTGGAACGGCTTCATCCGCTCAGCGTACGCCCGGCTGGCTTCGCTGACGGTCGGCAGTTCGTTGGCGCTGAAGGCAATCAGCGCCTGGTTCGTGAATTCGAACTGCTGCCCGTACTTCCGGTTCGCCTTGATCACGTCTTCGCCGGTCAGCATCTTGAACAGCGACAGGTCTTCGACGTGCTTGTTGCTCAGGTCGGCAGCCACATTCAGCATCCGGCCGTACAGGTTGGCCGCAGCGAACGCGTCCCGGTCCAGGTCGTGAAGGGTGACCGCGCTGGTGTTCACGGCGCCCGCGATGGCCTTCAGCAGCCGCAGGAACGTGGACTTGCCGGACCGCGACGGGCCGAAGAGGAACAGTGCCTTGCTGGGCGTCTTCGTCGGGTCGAGCATCGTCCCGGCCACCTCTTCGATGTCGGCCACCAGGCGGTCCAGGTCGGCGTCCGAGTGGTGTTCCTGGCGCAGCGCTTCGCGCAGCCATGCGACGTAGGTCGGCGCCGCCGCGTCCGCGTCGTACGACACGGTGACCTGGACGCTGGACATCAGCTCGGGGTTGTGCGGCACCAGCGCGCCGGTCCGCAGGTCCACCATCGTGTTCGTGCAGTTGAGCAGCGGCGCCGTGGCCCGCTCGGGAAGCACCGCGCCGCGCGCCGCCAGCCGACCCTTCAGCACGTCGGTGACGGTGTTCTTGATGCTCGGGGTGTAGTAGTTCCCGAACATCTCGACCACCTTCGACAGGATGGCGTTCCCGTCCACCTGGTACACACCGTTCGCGTACAGCGCGATGTTGCCCTCTCGCGTCAGCGCGGCCGGTGCCTGGTCCAGCAGGTCGTCCGCAGCGTCAGCGGGCTGAAGGGCGATCGGCTTCGACCGGGTCCGGAAATACTTCGACGCGTCTTCGGTCGGCGCCTTCGCGGCCGGTCGCTTCCCCAGCTTGTCCGTGGCCTGCGACAGCCACAGCTTCAGCATCTCGGGGCGCTTCGTCTCGGGGAAGCCAGCCAGGACGTCGTCCACGCCCTGCTTCCCGGTGCCGGTCGTGCTGACGAACTGCACACCCTTCGCGCCATGCTTCTTCAGCTGCTTCGTGAACTGCTCGGCAGCCGCGTAGACGTCCACGTTCGTGGTGAAGTCGGCGTCCAGCAGCAGGAAGACTTCGCGGCCGTAGAACGCGGTCAGGTCGGCGTGCTTATACCCCCAGCAGCCGGACATCCCGTACACCGCGAAGTCCGCCGGGGCGTGCGACAGAACCGCGTACTGCTGCTTCGTGCCTTCCGCGATGATCACGCGGGTGTACGTCTCGCCGTCGCGCAGCCTGTTCAGCGGGACCTTCGTCCCCTTCGGGAACAGGTACTTGACCAGGTCGCCTTCGTCGTTGGTGAACGGCTCGTCCGGCCGCGACTGCCACACCGTGGCACCGACGCCGTCCGTCCAGGGGAAGCGAAGGCCCTTCGGCGTGGACTCGATGCCGGACGAGTCGATCACTTCCCGCGTGATCGCGCTGTCCAGCAGCAGGTTCAGGTGAACAGGGGTAATGGCCACGGGATGGTACCCTTCGGTCGTGGTTTGACGTGCTTCGCGGTCGTCACTGCATCCGGGGCGGAAACCTTCTGACGGGGGTTTCCGCCCCTTCGGCGTTTCTGTGGGTCCGACAGTACATGAACCACAGGCTGGGTGCAACCGCTGATCAGACTGGAATCTGTCGAGTCTGGCAGCGGGACCGGCTGGCCTGCTGTCGGCGTTGCCAGAGTACACCCCGGAACTGACGTCGGCGGCCGGATCGAGCGGTGAAAGCCGGGACGTCCCGCGTTTCCCGCGTTTCGCGGGAAGGCCATAACCGCAGGTCAGACGGGGTGAGCGGCCGAATCTTCCCGCGTTCCCGCGCCAGAAGTGACAAGCTGCCATACATGTACGTGTGGGCCGGGGAACCCCTCACTCTTAGTACGCGGGCGCGCACGTGAAGTAACTGGGTCGGTACAAGGTGTACCTATGTGAGAGGTTTCCGGATCTGGCGCGGAAACGCGGGACCACCTGGCCCGATGTGGCCGCTGACCTGGGCGTATGGCCTTCCCGCGTTTCGCGGGAAACTCGGGAAGTCCCGCGTTTCGGTTCCGGCCTTCCAGGCATATCGGACACAGCCGAAGGTAAAGGCTCTGCAAAGTGGCCACGTGTTGCCACCGCGACCCAGCGATATGGGGTATGGTTGCCCCATGACCAACACCGCGAAGGACACGACCACCGGCGCACCGGCGCTCACGTGGACCCGTAAGAACGAATGGGGCAGCGCGGGCAGCACGTACCGCGCTGAGGCGGGCGGCTGGCGCTACTGCGTGGACGCGCCGAAGAAGGGTTCCTGGGTGCTGCGCGGCTGGGGACCGGACGACGAGTTCCTGTACCGCGACGGCTTCACCACCATGAAGGCCGCGAAGGCGACCGCCCAGGACCACCAGGACGAGCTGGCCGCGAAGATGGACCAGGCGGTCACCGCGCTGGCGCAGCTGCCCATGGTGGCCGCGAAGGTCGCACAGGCCATGCTGACGGCCGTCATCCCGGCCATGCAGTCGATGGTGAACGGCGTCCGCCGTGGCGCCTGGACCGGCATTCACCGGCCGTCCGGCTGCGTCTGCCCGACGCCCACCCACACGATGCGCTGCGGCCACGGCGCCCGCCCGAAGGTGGTGTCCGCGTGAACCGCTGGGACGAGATTCAGGCCACCGCTCGTGACGCGGCCGACTGGGTGTGCGCCGATCCGGCCGACCGCAACCGGATGGCCAACGACCTGATCAAGTTGGCGGCGCTGATGATTCAGGCGACCGGCAAGGGTGTGGCCATGGACGGGGAAGGCGACATCGGCCAGGGCGATCACACGTGCGACGAACCGACCACGTGCGCTGGTGACTGTGACCAGTCCATGCACGACGCGAAAGCGCACAACCGGTACATCGTCGGTGAGCGCATCCAGGACGCGGCCCGGACCGCGCTGGACGAGTCGACGGACGCCGACCTGGAACGGTACGAGCGGGACGGGCTGGCGCCCGCGTGGGTGTCCCGCCGCGTGGCTGCCCGCGCGGATGAAGGCGACGTTGTGGCGTCCACCTGGGGCGCCGGTGACTTCGTCCGGCAGCCGGGCGGGAAGCTGTCCCTGGTGCCGTCCCAGAAGCCGGTCACCGGTCTTCCGTGCGGCGCGGTGGACGCGGACGACCTGGACGCGTGCGGTGCCTGCTTCAGCTGCCGCCGGTCCCGCCAGTTGAAGCAGCCTGCCGGATGCCCGGACCACGGCACGCCGACGTGTCCGAAGGACAGCGAGTGTCACCGCGTCATGGGCGACGACTCGTCACCGTTCGGGCCGGTGCAACGCTGGGGCAAGCAGCCGCAACAGCCGCCGTCGCAGGACTGCACCTTCCTGCCCGGTGAAGCAACACCCGCGTGTGACTTCGACCCGAACTGTCCGACTCACGGCATCCTGGGCCAGCCCTGACCTGCTGTTTCATCGCGCAACACCCCGCCACGGCAGCCGTTGCTGGCGGGGTGTTGCGCTGCAACGCGCGTTCATGTACGGTCTTCCTTGTCAGCAACACGACGGAAGGAACCAACGATGGACGACCTGATGAAGCACAGCACCGACTACAACGCGACGATCGCTGAGCTGGGCATGGGTGACCGCTTCCAGCTCAGCCACCACGGCGCCGTGACGGTCGTCGCCTGGACGGACGCCAGCGCGGACGGGACCGTGGTGTACGTCCGCGACAGCGCCGGTGAAACCGAGCTGCTGGCCACGTACCGCCGGTGCCGCGTGGTCGAGCGGGCGCCGCGCTGCGGCTGCGGTCGACGCTTCGAGAACTGCGACCAGAGCTGTGACTGGCCGTCCGCGCTGGACGCACTCTTCATGGTCTGATGCACCAACACCCGCCCAGGGGTTGCATCACCTGGGCGGGTGTTGCTATGCTGCTCATGCACCCACCAACCACCGGAAGGAACCCCATGTTTGACCTGCGTCAGTACCAGTCGGAAGCGTTGGCCGCCGTCGAAGCGTCCTGGGCCGAAGGGATCAACCGACCCGTCATCGTCCTGCCGACCGGCGCCGGTAAGACGGTCTGCTTCAGTGGCCTGATCGCCGGACAGATCGAGCGCCTTCGGAAGGAAGGGAAGCGCGTCCTGGTGCTGGCCCACCGGGAAGAGTTGCTGGAACAGGCCGAAGCGAAGATCAAGGCCATGGTTCCCGGCATCTGGACCGCCGTCGTCAAGGGTGCGCGCGGCCAGAAGAAGCACGAGTTCGCGGACGTGATCGTGGCCAGCGTCCAGACGCTGGCGCGCCCGAAGCGGCGGGAAGCGATCGACCGTATCGGCCTGGTGATCGTGGACGAGTGCCACCGCTACGCGGCGAAGTCGTACCGCAGCGTCCTGGACCATTACGGGTGCATGGACGAGCGGCAGACGCCCACCGTCGGCTTCACCGCGACGCTGACCCGTATGGACGGCGGACTTCCCGACGTCTGGCAGTCGGTGGCGTACCAGAAGAAGATTCACTGGATGATCAAGGAAGGGTTCCTGGTCAGCCCGGTGGCCCGCTCGATCGACATTCCGGGGCTGAACCTGGCGTCCACCCGCGTCACCGGCGGCGACCTGAACACCGGCGACCTGTCGGACGCCCTGGTCGACTCGGCAGCCTTCGACGTCATCGCGGACAGCTGGAAGGAAACGGCGCCCGAGCGTCCCACCATCGCGTTCATGCCGGACGTCAAGACGGCCGAAGCGCTGGCGAAGGCGTTCCTGGTCCGTGACGTGGCCGCCGAAGTCATCACCGGCGCCACCCCGAGCACCGAGCGGAAGGACGCGTACGAGCGCTTCAGCAACGGCCAGACGCGCGTCCTGGTCAGCTGCATGGTGCTGACGGAAGGCTTCGACGCGCCGCACACCAGCTGTGTCATCATCGGCCGCCCGACCCTGAACCCCGGCCTTTACATCCAGATGGTGGGCCGTGGCCTGCGGCTGGCCGACGGGAAGTCGGACTGCCTGGTCCTGGACGTCGCGGGCGCGTCGCTGAACCACAGCCTGGCCGGTGTCAACGACCTGGAATCGGACTGCAACTCGAAGTGTGACTGTAACTGCCTGTCCTGCGGCTGCTCGGACCGCTGCAAGTGCGGCATCCGTCAGTGTGGCTGCCGTTGCATCGAGCAGCACGAAGCGCCGTCGAAGGGCTGCCGCTGCGCCGGTGACCTGGAAAACTGCGGCTGCGGCTGTGAAGGCGACCCGCTGGGCACCGGTGACGTTCACTGCATCTGCAACCTGAATGAAGCCTGCGACTGCCGGGGCGAAGGGCCGATCCTGGAAGACAAGGAAGTGGCCGCCGACGTCCTGAAGAACCTGGTGGAAGTCGACATCCTGGGCGAAGAACTGGCGGGCAGCTCGTACACCTGGCTGTCCACGAAGGCCGGTATCCGCTTCCTGCCGGTCGGCCAGGACGTGAACCTGTTCCTGCTGCCGTCGCCGGACGGCGGGTACTTCCAGGGGCTGGTTGAAGGCAGCAGCCCGAAGGCGCCCGTGAAGCGGCTGGACGAAGGATCGCTGCCCGCCGACGAAGCGCGTGCGGCCATGGAAGCGTACGCGGCCCGGACCGGCTTCACCTTCAACAACCGGAAAGCCAGCTGGCGCCGGACGCCCGCCAGCGACGCTCAGAAGGGGCTGCTGAAGCGCATGGGTGTGGACGCGCCGGACAACCTGAAGAAGGGTGAGGCGTCCGACCTGCTGGCACAGACGAAGGTCAGCCGGGTGCTGGACGGCCGCTTCGGGCACTACGTGAAGCCTGCCGCGACGGTGTGACCGAATCTCGTCCAGGAAGTGGCCGACATCAGATGGTGTCGGCCACTTCCTTTGTGCCATGCTGTTGCCACACCGGAACACCGACGAAGGGACAGCACCATGACGAGCATCAGGAACCGCGCCGCGAACGCAGCCGCCGCGCTGGCCGCCATGCGGATGGCCGCGCACGTCGCGGACCACTGGTTCCAGACGGGCCACCAGGCCATGCACAAGGCGGACGCGGGCCTGGACGGGCATCGCGCCATGGCCGGTCACGTCGCCTCTTACGCGGGCGCACAGGCGGTCGCCCTGGTCGTCGCCAACCAGCTGCTGGACATGGGGCTGAAGCCGTCCCGCATCGCGGCGGCCGTGGCCTTCAGTGGCGCCACCCACTGGTTCATTGACCGCCGGTGGCCGGTCCGTAAGGCGGCCGAAGCGCTGGGCAAGACCGGGTGCAAGCGCGACGGGCAGTGCGCGGACCCCGAGCACGCGCCGGACGGGTCCGAGTGTGACGGCGGCTTCCACGGGCTGGGTGGCCCGCTCGGTGGCGCCTACATCCTGGACCAGTCGGCGCACCACCTGATGGAAGCGGTGGCCGCCGTGGTGGCCGCTCGGGACTGACCAGGACGAACGAACAGCTGCGCCCCTGTCACGGACTTGCGACAGGGGCGCAGCTGTGCCATGATGGCAACGTACCGACGGAACCGGATAGGAAGTGATACCGATGAATGCGACCACCGTAGAGAACACGATCACCGACCAGGCGACCGCCACGGCCGCGCTGCACAAGGTGCGCGACGACCTGGCGAAGGCGACGAGCAACGCCACCAACACCATGAAGACGCTGCGGGACACCATCGTCCGGGTGCGGCCGTCCGGCCTGCTCACCGTGGACCAGATGGCCGAAGCGGTCGGCCGTGACCGCAACTACGTGGACAGCGTCTGGTCGAGCCACGGCGACACCACGAAGGGGAAGCAGACGCGCGTGGCCGCCGTCGCGGCCGAAGACGAGAACGCTTCGAGCCTGCCGACGTACCGCGAACTGGCGGACGCTGCGGGCAACCAGCGTGGGACCGCTTCGACCGTCAACGTGATGCGTGCCGAGCGGGACCGCGTCGTGGCCATGGTCTACGCGTCGAAGATCCTCGGACCGTCCGCCATCGCGGCGGCCGTGGACATCGACCGGAACCACGTCCTGCGCATCGCGCGGAAGGCGAAGGTGGCGCCCGCGTGGCGTCCGGCCGGAACCGCGCGCAACCAGCACACCGCCAGCTGACCAGCACGACGACCGCGAAGAAGGGTTCACCATGAACGGCATGGACTGGTCCACGCCCGAGTACCTGGGCAACATCGCTGCCGAAGAGTTGCGCGGTGCCTTCGACCGCCACGGCATCGGATACATCAGCGTCCACGCGGACGAAGACGGATCGGTGGGCGTCGCTTTCCCGGACCTGCGGGACGCGGAAGCGATGATGTCCCTGGGCGTGGAAGCCAGCGCGGCGACCGGCACCCTGTACGACCGGGCCACCGGCAGCTGTGTGGCGCTGGCGTCGCTGGCACAGACCGGCGACGACGTGTCGGACGAGCAGATCGGCGCCATCATCGCGGCCGGATGGAACTGGATGATTCATCCGCACATGAGCGGGCGCCGCATGGGCTGGCACGTCAGCGTGGACATTCCGACCGACGACGCAAACGCGCTGACCGCCAACCTGAACACGCTGGCGCTGGGCGGTGCGGTGTGAGTGCGCGCCGCCCCCGCGTGATCGGGCTGGACCTGTCGCTGACGTCCACGGGCGTCAGCGACGGCCAGTCGCGGCACGCCATCCAGACCAGCCCGGACGAGCGGCTGGAAGCGCGTCTGGACCGCGTCGTCCGGGGCGTGGTGGCCTTCGCCCTGTCGCCCACCCAGTGGACCGACGAGCAGCCCCAGGGGACCCATGCGGACCTGGCTGTGATCGAAGCGGGCGCGTTCTCACGCGGCGCCCAGAGCGAAGCCGCCGAGATCCTGTCCGCGCTGCGCTTCATGGTGCGTCACCGGCTGTGGCGCCTGAACATCCCGTACGCGATGGTGGCGCCGTCCACGCTGAAGCTGTATACCACCGGCGACGGGAAGGCCACGAAGCAGCAGATGGTGGCCGCCGTGGACGAGCGCCACCGGGCGCACCTGGCGACCGTGAAGGTGAAGGACGGCCGGTACGACATGGCCGACTCACTGGCGCTGGCGGCCATGGGGTACGACCGGCTGAACTGGCCGCTGCCGCAGCACTTCCCCGCGCACCCGCCGCACCGGGCCAGCCTGGACGCCGTACGCTGGCCGTCGCTCGTCAGCGATGACTGACCGCTGGCCACCGCTGAAGGGTGCCCGTGTGGCACCCCGAACCACCTGCCGCTGCTCGTACAGTGGCTGTCCGTATCGCAACCATCACCGTAAGGAACACATCATGAACCGCACCTGGAACCTGTCCGGCTGGTCGCTGGCGTACTTCGGCGTCATCCTGCTGGCCGTGCTGGACGTCTTCGACGTGATCGACCTGCCATGGTTCGTCTGGTGGCCGATGCTGGCCGTGGCCATCTGGGGCGCGCTGGGACGCTGGGGCCGGATGAACGACGAGCCGCGCGACGGCCGGTCGGTGCCCGACTCGGACAAGACGCTGTAGCTGTCTGACCTGCGACAACGCCGCCTCAGCAGAAAGTTGCTGGGGCGGTGTTGCGTTGCAACTCAGCTTCATGTACTGTCTTCCTTGTCAGCAACCAACCGCAAGGAAAGCAGGGACAACATGACCGCCACCGCCACCACCGCCCAGGTCGCCTTCGTCGCCGGTGACGTTGTCTGGGGCCGTCCGGTCCGCGAAGGCAAGACGGGCGCCCGTAGGAAGGGCATCGTCCTGGGGTACCTGGGCACCGACGCCACCCAGGTCATCGTCTGGTGGTACGGGCTGGGCGCCGCGTCCAGCACCACCAGCACGCTGATGTTCTCGCGTGAGCTGACGAAGGCCGGTGACATCTTCGACCAGTTCCGTGGCCGTAAGGCCGCTGAGCTGGCGCGCGGCTGCTACCACTTCGAGCGGGCGCACAGCGTGGGCCGGTCGCTGGAAAGCCACGGCCGCCGCATGAAGTCCATCGGCGTCCTGTAGGACCCGCCAGGGGCGCGGCCAGCACCGGCCGCGCCCCTGTTCGACCGACCACCACAACCGCGAAGGGACCGACCCATGACGGACCACCTGTACCCCAGCCGCCAGTTCGACGGCAGCCGCGCCAACCCCGCCATCCTGCTGCCCAACCGGTACAGCGACCTGCTGTCGGTGTGGGAAGCGCTGTGCCCGTGCGGCGCCAGCGCTGGCGTCCGCAACGGTGAGCTGGGCAACCACTTCCCGCCGATGTACCGGGGCGCGCAGCTGAAGGACCCGTTCTTCCCTGGAACGGCGCTCTGCCGCAACAGCGGCATGGCCGTGACCCTGGCCGCCGCTGTGGCCCGCGACGGCCGCCAGACGCGCGCTGAAAGCCACGTGAGCGGCACCGTGCGGATGAACCCCAGCGTCTGGCTGGGGCTGCTCGACTGGGTGGACTTCGCGGACGTCGCGACCGGCGACCGCGTGGGGTACACCGCCATCGAGCGGCCGGACCCGTACGAGCCTGAGCGGGTGTACGAGCGGAAGGCGACGGTCGAGCGTAGCGGCTCGTCGTTCGTCCAGCTCAGCGACGGTACGCGGCTGACCGCGAAGACGTGGAAGCGGGCGCGCGTGCGGCGTGTCTGAAGAAGTTCCCGAACCGGGGTTGCACTGCAACCCCGGTCCATGTATCGTCTTCCTTGTAAGCAACCACCGCGAAGAAAGCAGGAACCATGTCCTACGTGAAGCCGTCCACCGCCGTCGCTCGCATCCTTCGCCACCTGGGCCTGAAGCAGGGTTCGGACTTCCGGGTGAAGGGCCAGTACAAGGGCAGCGGCGCGAACCGCGAGCGCATCGGTACGTACGTGGCCGTCCTGACGAAGGAAGCGGACCAGGTCGTGGCCGACCACGCCGACGAGATCGAGCAGATGGCCGCGAACGCGGGCCACAGCTTCCGCGTCTCGATTCACTTCACGGCCGGTGGTCGCATGTGGACCTGGGTCGCCAACTACGGCCAGCGCACCCGCGACGCTGCGCCGGTCGCCACGGCCGACCGTGACGGCGCCGTCCTGGACAGTGGCAGCCGGAAGGCCGCGCACGAGCTGGACCGGAAGATCGTCGGCGGTCCGGCCACGCTGCCCGGCTACACCGCGAAGCTGGGCGCGCCCCGTCCGGCCTTCCAGCAGGCCGCTGACGCCCTGGCGGACATCGAGCCGGACACCGGCGCGGCCGACCGCCAGCAGGCCACCCAGGACGCCGTCAGGGGCTGTGGTGAGTGTGGCCGGACGTCCGGCCACAAGCTGGACTGCTCGACCGGCCGGAACATCGACGGCCACTCGTACGACGGGCTGGCACAGCGCTGGTTCGGTCCGCTGCTCTGGGCCTGCCAGGAAGCGGGCCAGGTCTGGTTCTTCCAGAACACCCGCAACAGCGCGCGGTACGTGCTGCGCGTCTACAACGGCCGCGCCCAGGTGAACGGCTGGTACCTGTCCGGTCCGGGCGTCGGTGAGCCGGGCAGCAGCAAGTTCATGGGTGCCACGCTGACCATCGCGGCCACGGCCGCCGAAGAGATCATCTCGGAACACCGCTTCATCTCAGCGGCCATGGAACGCACCGCGCGGCAGTGGCCGAAGGGTACGCGGGTGCAGGGCGTGGACAGCTACGGCGTGACGTGCATGGGCACCGTGAACGGCGCTGGCTGGGGCGTGGTGACGGCGCCCGGTCACGAGAACTACGGCCGGACCTGGGTGGACGTGGACTGGGACGAGATGCCGCACAACCGTGGCACCGGCCGCCGCAACCGCCCCTTCACGGACGACCTGATCAAGCACTGACCACAACCCCCAACGGGCGCCAGCTGCTCAGCAGCTGGCGCCCGTCCCAGGAAGGAACCTAACACCATGATCGACATCACCGACGTCGGAAGCCACACCACCACGACCGTTCGCGTGAAGCTGACCGGTGCGCCGGTGCTGCCCGCCAGCTACCTGTCCAGGGACATCCTGCCCTTCCACGTGTCCATCACGTACGTCTTCGGCCCCGGCCAGCATCGCGGCTGGTGGGTCGCCAGGGACGTCACCGTGAACGGCCACCGCGTCCTGAAGCCGGGACCGGACGGCCAGCGGCGGCTGGGGAAGGACGACCACAAGGCGCATTGGTACGCGGGCCGCGCCGGTGACGTGCAGACGGACCGCGACCTTCCCGAGTGGCTGGACCAGCTGGTGTCCGAGCTGCGGCCGTCCGGCCAGGTGACGCTGCCTGGCGGTGGCTGACCTGCCGTTTCATCTCGCAACACCCCGCCGCGACACGAGTTGCTGGCGGGGTGTTGCGCTGCAACCCAGCTTCATGTACTGTCTTCCTTGTCAGCAACACGACGGAAGGAACGAACACCATGAAGGTCACGAAGAAGCAGCGCGAAACCCTGACCCGCATCTGGACCCAGCGCACCGCCGCCGGGACCGTCGCGACGATCGGCACGAACACCGTCCGGACCCTGATCGACACGAAGACGGCCACGCTTCACGGCTTCGGGAAGCTGAACGGCAACGCGTGCAGCAGCCTGCTGGGGAAGGGCCTGATCCGCCTGCTGACCGTGACGCAGGTCCACAAGGCCACCAGCCACGGCCGCCCGTACACGTACCGCATCCAGGTGGCCGTCCTGACGGACGCCGGACGCCAGGCCATCGGGGTTTGAACCATCCCCAGGGACCGGCACACAGCCGGTCCCTGGGCCTATCGGAAGGAACCTGGCATGGGCGACCGCGACGAGACGATCAAGTTCACGGCGGACGTTGTCGTGACGACCACGGACGGGTACGTCCTGCTGATCAAACGGGGCTGGGACCCCTTCGCGGGCCACTGGGCGCTGCCCGGCGGCCACGTCGACCGGGGCGAGACGAGCCGCGCCGCTGGCGTGCGTGAGCTGGCCGAAGAAGCGAGTGTCTACGCGACGCCGGAAGAGATGGTCCAGGTGGGCGTCTTCGACGCGCCCGAGCGGGACCCGCGCGGCCGGTACGTCAGCGTGGCGTACCACCTGGAAGTTCTGCCGGGGACCGAAGCGCAGCCCGGTGACGACGCCGTTCAGGTCCGCTGGTGGCCGCTGGACGACCTGCCGCCGCTGGCCTTCGACCACGCGGACATCATCGTGGCCGTGGCCGTGGCCGTGGCCGCCCGTCTGTGATCTGAAGAAGTTCCCGCCCAGGGGTTGCACTCGCACCCCTGGGCGGTTACGTTGGTACCAGAGCAACCGACCGGAAGGAACACACCATGCAGAACCAGCAGATGTCCGAGCGGCGCCGACTGACCTTCATCGCGCTGGCCTGGCTGATCGGGCTGGTGTCCCTGGCGGACATCATCGTCGGCTTCGTCCCCACGTACGTCAGCGCCGGACTGTTCGCCCTGAACGTCGTCGTCCTGGTGCGGCTGATCGAGAACCGCCGCGCCCGTACCGTCACGATCACGATGCCCGCTCAGCGCAACACCGGCGGCCGGTGATGGCCAGCCTGAAGGCGGACGTGGAACGCATCGTCCACGACCTGGTCACCGACCACGGATGCAGCGCGAAGCTGTCGAAGAACGGCCACTGGCGGGTCAGCCGTCCCGGCCACCAGCCGATCTCAATGTCCCGGACGCCATCGGACCAGCGGGTCCTGAAGAACATCCGGGGCGACGTCCGTAAGTACCTGGGCGTGGACCTGGCCGCCAGCTGAACGCAGCCCGCACACCGCCCCAGCAGAAAGTTGCTGGGGCGGTGTTGCGTTTCCTGACCGGCTGCTGTAACGTCTTCCTTGTAAGCAACCACCGCGAAGGAAGCAGGGACACCATGGACCAGAACACCAGCACCCGCCGAGTCAACGTCACCCTGGGCGCCGGTAAGGCGGTCCACCTGGGCAGCGCGCTGACCGTGAACGGGATCGAGTACAAGGCCAGCCCCGACTGCGGCGGGAACCGCGCCACCGAGCGGTACACCGAGACGAAGCGCGACGTGACGTGCCGCCGCTGCCTGAAGCTGCTGGCCGACGAGCAGGCGAAGGAAGAGGCGTACCAGGCTCGTCTGGCCGCCAGCCTGATGCCCGCCACCGAGTCGCACGACCTGGGCCACTACGACCCGACCGCACCGGCGCACGTCTCGACCGCCGTCCTTCCGGCCAACGTGACCATGGACCCGGTGACCCGCGTCCTGTCCGGTCAGTTCAAGTCGATGAAGTCGCTGTATGACGACGGGCTGGCGTTCCTGTCGGACGACGGGGACCTGATCCTGAAGTAGTCCATCCGGGCGCCCAGCAGGCCGCTGGGCGCCCGCTCACCGAAGGGAAGCACCACGATGGCGTTCAAGCACGGAAGCAGCGCAGGACTGCCCACAGGCGCCTGTACCAACCGGAAGGCGCACCGGCCCAGCTGGGTGGTCACCATGCGGAACTACAACGCGTCCGCCTTCAACGGCTACCGGCCGACCCGGTCCGCGTACTCGGAAGTCCGTTGCACCGAGTGTCGCGGGGTGTGGCGCACGAAGGCCGCGTACGTCGCAGAGCTGCCGGACGCGCCGGGCACGCACCGCCAGCCGTACCTTTACAGCGGCTGACACAGCAGGTCAGTAAGGGTGTCGCACCGCAACAGCGGGCGCGACACCCTTACTTCGTGTCCAGGTGTTGCACTGCAACGCTCGACCATGTACTGTCGTCCTTGTAAGCAACCACCGCGAAGAAAGCAGGGAAGACATGCTGAACGCCAACATCACCGACGGCGCCACGATCCGGACCCGCACGAACGTCACCCTGGGTGGCGGGAAGGCGGTCCACGCGGGCACCGCGCTGACGGTCAAGGGCGTGAAGTACGCGGCCAGTCCGGACTGCGGCGGGAACCGCGCCACCGAGCGGTACCGCGAGACGGCCATGTCCGTCACCTGCCGCCGGTGCCTGAAGGCCACGGCCGCCCGAGCGGCTGAGCTGGCCGCCGCTGAGGCTGAGGCGTACACCGAGCAGGCCGACCGCGACGAGCGGGCGCGCCAGGCTGCGAAGGCTCGTGAGCTGACCGCCCACGTTGCGCGCCGGTCCGGCCGGACCGACATCAAGCCGCTGCGCCAGGCCACCCCGGCGGAAGCACGGAAGGCGGTCCAGGACTTCGGCAAGACGCGCGCCGCTGCCGCGCTGCGTGCGCTCGTCGGTCAGGTGGTGGACACGGTCGCGGAAGTCACCGCCCCGGTCGCCCGGCAGTGCGTCTGTGACTGCACCTGGCAGTGTGAGCGTCCGGCCGACGAGCCGTGCACGTGTCCGTGCCGCTGCGGCGCCCAGTCGGTCACAGCAGCCCAGGACGAAGCCGAGCGGGCGCAGGACGACCAGGACGCCATCACGGTGACCGTGGACCTGGTGACGCCGACGAAGGGGCTCGTCCTGGCCGGTGAATACGCGGGCACCGTCCTGCACACCGCGAAGCGTGAGCAGCGGCCTGGCGCTGGCTGGGAAGCCGAGAACGCGTACGGCGAACGCGTCGCCAGCCGGATGTCCTGCGTGGAAGCCGCCGTCACCGCGTGGGCCATGGCCACCGGTCTGACCGGCCGCCTGGCCATCACGGTGGTGCACGAGTACCAGCAGACCGGCCAGCGCGACGACTGACGCGACGGCGCGACGGTCCCGCTGCCACACCGCGACGGGACCGCGCGACGCTGCAACGCGACAGCCTGACCAGGCGCAACGGCAGGTGTTGCATGGGGTGTCGCATGTGTTGCGTCAAGGGGTTGCATCCCCGTCGCAGGTATGCAATGATGGACATGCAGCAAGGGGAACGGGTGGCCGGTGAATCGGCCCGGCCACCCGCCCACCAACCGCGAAGGGGATGGTCCGCATGGCCCGCACCGCCACCCGCAACAGCAGCCGCAACGCCCGCCGAACCGCTCAGCCTGTGCGGCTGACGCAGCGTGGCGCGGGAATCGTCGCGGTCGTCACCGGCGGCCTGGTCATCGCGGCCTTCAACGGCTTCGCCGGTCCGGCCGCACTGCTCGGGTACGGGCTGTACCTGCTGGTGAGCGGGAAGGCTGCCGCTGCCGCTCGGGTCCTGCCGACCGCCAGCCAGATGCTGCGCGGCCTGTGCTGGGTGGCCGTCGCGGGCGCCACGCTGCTGGCGTTCCAGGGTGCGACGGCGCCCGGTGGTTCGACGCTCGGACTGGCGCTGGCCGCCGCTCTGGCCGTCGCGCTGAAGCTGACGGCGCGCAACACCCGTCGCACCCACTGAACTGCACCGACACCACAACCCGCGTGGCGCCCGAAGGCGCCACGCACCACCGGAAAGGAACCGAAAGATCATGAAGGACAACCTGAAGCTGACCTGGGGCCAGGTGCTCGTCCTGGTCGTCACGTCGCTGCCGATGGCCGCCGCTGGCGTGGCCGGTGGCATCGCGTCGTACTTCAACTTCGCGGACGTGCTGGCGTCGAAGTCGAATGCGCTCAGCCTGGTGCTGGCCGGTGAAGGCGTGGCCGTCATCTGCGCGCTGGTCACGCTGGCGCTGACCCTGATGGGGCAGCACACCCCGGCTGCCGCCCGTGCCGGTCTGTGGCTCGTGCCGATGGCCGCGTCCGTGGCCGGTCTGGTCATCGCGCCGGACCTGAACACGAAGGTGGTCATGGGCCTGTCCCCGCTGGCCATGACGGCGGCCGGTGAAGGCATCGCGCTGGTGGCCCGCCGGATCGTCGCGTACCGCACCGGTGTGGACATCGAGCAGCAGCGCCGTTCCGGCCTGCTTCTGTGGCACGCCAACCGCAGCCAGAACGGCGGCTGGTACGGCAAGCGCGCGTCGAAGCTGGCCGTGTGGCGCCTGACCAGGCAGTTCGCCGAGACGGACAGCCAGATGTCCGTCCAGCTCGGTGAAGTCCAGCGGTACCGGATCACCGAAGGCGCGGACGTGAACCTGGCCGCCGCGCTGGCTGGTAAGGCCACGAAGGCGGCTGAGCTGCCGCGTGCGGTCCCCGCAGCCCCTGCCGCGCCCGAGCTGCCCGCCGCGCCGTCCCAGCCCGTCCAGCAGGCGCCTGTGGCTTCCACGGCCATGACGGCGGACGAGTCGGACGAATGGATTCAGAACATCCTGGCCAGCGCGCCGGTGGACGACTCGGACCCGACCGCCAACCTGCTGACGGCTGACGCGGTGGCGCAGCAGCTGAACGTGAAGCCGGGCACCGTCCGCAGCTGGGTGCATCGCGGGAAGCTGGCCGTGGCCTACCGGGACACCGACGGCCGCGCCTACTTCGACCCGTCCGACGTGAACGCGCTGGCGTAACAGCGCAGCTCAGGCCCGGTGTCGCAACCTGCGACACCGGGCCTGTTGTGTATCAGCGTGAGCGCCACGCACGAAGCCGCTCGACAGCGGCCAGCAGCGCGGCTTCGTCTTCCTGGAAGTTTCCCAGCCCGGTGTTACAGCCGTTGCAGAGCAGCCAGCGCACGCACTTCCCACACGAGCCACGGCCAGGGCAGCAGTTGTGATCGTGGTCGACCCGAAGCGGATCGGCTTCCGTGTGCGGCTTCGAGCAGAACGCACAGCGCCCGCCCTGGTCGGCCAGCAAGGCTTCGTAGCTGGTCCTGGTCAGCTTGAACCGCGACAGGTTCGAACACTTCCCGCAGTGGCTGGACAGCTCGTCTGCCGACCGTGGATCGGCGTAGAACTGATCGACAGCCAGCCACTGCGTGCACAGGTTGCAGCGCTTGCGCCCCTGCTCGTCGCGGACCAGGGACGGCCGCGCGATCCGGCGCGGCTGGTCCGGCTTCGGGTCGCGGTAAGCGCGGATCGGGGTCAGCGGCTTGCCACGACGACGCTGCATGTAGTGCGTGTGGCAAAGACCGACCCGAACCGCGAAGCGGAAGCAACTGTCAAAACTGCACTGTGTTGTCGTCATGCCTTGACGGTATCATTGTTACGTCCCGCAGAAAGGGCGACGTGCGCGCACTCGTACGACGACGTCACCCGGTTGTGACGGACCGGCCGACAGACACCCCTACCCCCGGTCACAAACCCGTACAAATACGTCGTCACTTCCCTGGTGACAGGCCGTGTGACGACGTGCGCATGACATTGTGACGGCGCCTTGTGACGGCTGTCTGTCGGCCGGTGTCAACGCTGTGCTAGACTGGTTCTGACGGATGCCCGCCACCGCACCGGGTGGGCTGACGAAGCCACAAACGGAACCGAAGGGACGAGACGATGGCCGACGTATTCGACACACCGGGGATCATCCCGACGAAGGACCCCGGCGGTGATGACGGGACCACCTGGCGCGCCCGCATGGCCGACTTCCAGGACGGCGTGAACCACGTGCTGGACGTGGTCGGCCAGCCCTTCGAGCCGCTGGCGCGCCGCTGGAAGACGGCGGCCGACACCCGCACCGGGCAGCGGACCGAAGAGAACCGGGACGCTCTGCGGGACGCGAACACGAAGCGGCGGGACGCGATGCGCGACCTGCGGCGGGACCGCCGGGCGTTCGAAAAAGCCAGGGACGAAGTTCAGTGGTGGAACGTGGTGAACGGTGAGCGGCGCGCCGCTCGTGCCGTGGTCCGGGACAGCCGGGCGATCGTGCGCGAAGCGAAGCGGGACCACCAGGAAGCCGCTGCCGCGTACCCGCTGTCCCTTCCCCAGCTGGCCGTCCGCTGCCACGCCGCGCACGCGGTGCCAACCACGGTGTGGGCGGCCGTCAGTGACAGCTACCTGTCCACCGGCGCCTTCACACTGTCCGTTGCGGCCGTCGCACTGAACACCCTGGGCGTTGCGCTGGGGCTGCGACACGTCAGCGACGACGCGACAGACGTTGCACTGGAAGCGCTGCGGCCGTCGCAGGAAGAACGCGACCTGTTGCGGCGGCTGGACCCGAAGGAATGGCCGCGCGTTGCAGAGCCGCGCGGCCTGGCCGACGTGGTGTCCGCCGGTGCGACGCTGACGGACTCTGGCATCCAGGCGAAGCTGACGCTGAACGGGACCATGGACCTGGCGACGCTGCTGAAGCGGGAAGCGCAGCTTCGCGCCGCGCTGCGGCTGCGCGAAGGCACCCGCATGGAACTGCGTGAAGGCAAGACCGGCGGCCACGCGCGGCTGACGCTGCGGACCCGGTCGGCCGCCGACACGTTGGACATGACCGGGTGGAAGCCGGGCGACGCGTGGGCGGTCAACACGGTGACGGGTGAAACCGTGCCGGTCCCGCTCGGGAAGCGGCTGCTGTTCGCTGGCACGAGCGGCGCCGGTAAGAGCTGGTCCGCGCGCCCGCTGATGGCTGAAGCGTCCGAGCGGGAAGACCACCGGCTGGTGATCTTCGACCGGAAGCACATCGAAGGCCGGAACTGGGAACACCGCGCCCGCGTCGCCTGTGAGCTGGACGACATGCGGGACCTGTGCGACGAGCTGTCGGCCGAAGGTGAGGAACGGCTGAAGGCCATCCCGCGCGGTAAGGACGTGGTCGAGATCAGCGCGTCCCGCCCCCGCATCACGGTGTTCGTGGACGAAGGCGGCGAACTGATCAGCGACTCGAAGACGAAGTACCCGAAGGACGAAGACGGCCGCTCGGACTACAGCGACATCATGTCGACGCTGCGCACCATCGCGCGGAAGTACCGGGCAGCGGAAATCATCCTGGTGTGGTGCACCCAGAAGCCTGCGCTGTCCGGCGAAGGGCATGGACTCGACAGCCAGATTGCCGGTCAGCTCGTGCACCGGCTGTCGCTGGCGCTGGCCACGTCCACGGACACACAGGTCGTCTTCGGCAACGACGCGATCGAAAAGGGGTGGAAGGCAAACGAGCTGCCCATGCCAGGCTTCGCCCTCTTCCGCAACCAGGAACTGGGGCCGAAGTCGGTTCCGCAGATGCTGAAGATGCGGGCCATGTCCCCGAAGGACGTCATCGAGCTGCCCAACCGGCCGATCTGGTCCCGGACCGTGTCGTCCACCGGCGCCACGGCGAAGGACATCGAGATCCGGAAGGGACTCGAAGGCGCCACGCTGGCCGACACCGGAACGGACCCGTGGGACGAGCTGCTTCCGCAGTCCGCCGACACACCCACGCTGGTGCTGGGCAGCGACATTCCGACCACGGACAGCGGCTCGACCCAGCGCGTGGCCGCAGCTGACCGGGATGACCAGATCATGAACGCGCTGCGGTCGCAGCCGTGCGTGACGCTGTCCGACCTGGCCCGCGTCCTGGGCATCCATAAGCAGACCGTGAAGCGGTCGCTGGACCGGCTGGCCGTGGACGGCCTGGTCCGCCAGGACGACGAAGGGTGCTGGCTGCCGGTTGACCCGGTAGAGTGAGCAGCACGGCAGCGCGCCCCACACCTTCGCAGCGCGCACAGGCGGCCGACCGGGACCACACCAATGTCCCGGTCGGCCGCTTCGTCGTTCTCAGCACGGGATGCAACGGCTACCATGGACACATGACGACCGCGACCACACAGCGGCCGACCGCCCGCGCGGTCGAGCAGCCGCACGCAACCGGACCCCGGTCCGCTTCGACGGACATCGACTTCGACACGCGCCTGATGGCGACGCACATCCTGATGGACGTCCTGCTGGGCGACGACGAAGCCGTCCAGGAAGCGCGCCAGACGGCTGCTGACGCCATCGCAGCCGCTGCCCGGTACTCTGCCGAGTCGGCCGCGCTTACGGCCGTCCTGGCGCCGCCTGAGACGTTCACCAGCCACCCGATCCTGAAGCGCGCCGGTGACATCGTCCGGGACCGTGGCTGGCATCAGGGTGACTGGACCAGCCAGCAGGGTGCGGTGTGCGCGCTGGCGGCCGTCCGGCTGGCCTGCGGCGGCCGTCCCGAGCGGGAAGCCGAAGCCGTGGCGGTCCTGCTGACCCGCATCCGGCACGAGTTCGGGGACGGCGCCAGCTCGGTGCCCGGCTGGAACGACCGGCGCGACCGCACCCGCGCTGACGTGCTTCGTCTGCTCTGGTGACGGGGTACCCTGGACCCGTCCGCATGGTTCCGGTGGTTGTGGATGGTGCAGCGAAGGGGCGGTGACCTGGTCACCGCCCCTTCGTGCTGCTCAGCCTGAGATACTGAGACGGCCGGACGACGAAGGGACCGAAGCCGTGGCCGACAACGTGGCGCAGCAGACGCTGGACGCTCAGAACCTGGAACGTGCCCTCAAACTGCGCGTCCGTGGCGCCCACTGGAACGAAATCGCGCAGCAGTGCGGCTTCACGTCACCGGCCGCTGCTCTGGCCGCCGTCGGCCGCGCGATGGAAGAAGCGACGCAGCGCGCCACCGAGTCGGCCGACCAGTTGCGCGACACGGCGAACCTTCAGCTGGACGCCCTGCTGGGCGAAGCGTGGGACATGATCGACGAGCGGGCGCCCGATGTGTACGACGCCGACGGCAACCCGGTGAGCACCGACGACCGGGCCGTCCGGCTGCGCGCCGTGGACGAAGCGCGGCGGCTGATCGAGTCGAAGACGAAGCTGAACGGCGTGAAGCCGCCCGAGCAGGACCCCGACCGGGACCAGAGCGGTATCCGGATCGTGGGTGTGATGATCGAAGACATCATCTGATGCGGGACTTTGAGCTACGCGGCGCGGCGCGGGACTTGCTGAAGTGCCGCGCCCCTTCCGTCTGCATCGTCGGGGCTGCCGGTACCGGGAAGTCCGTCAGCGCGCTGCTGAAGTTGCACGTGACGTCGGCGCTCGTGCCGAACACCACGTCCCTGATCGTCCGGCAGACGCACGCGTCCCTGACCGCGTCCACGCTGCGCACCTTCGAGCTGAACATCATCGCGGACGAGCTGGCCAGCGGGAAAGTGAAGTGGTTCGGCGGGTCCGGCCGGAAGCCACCGGCTTACATGTACCCGAACGGCAGCACGATCATGGTCGGCGGCATGGACCAGCCGGGGAAGTTCCTGTCCATGGACCTGGACCGGGTGCTGATCGACGAAGCCAACCAGGTCAGCCTGACCGCCTTCGAAACGCTCATGACCCGTATGCGCGGAACGGCTGGCACGTACAAGCAGATCGTCATGGCAACGAACCCCGACCACCCCGCGCACTGGCTGAAGGAACGCGCGGACGCGGAACTGTTGCCCATGATGACCAGCGTTCACCGGGACAACCCGTACCTGTTCGGCCGCGACGGGACGCCGACGAACGCGGGCGCCGACTACATGTCCGTACTGGACGCGCTGACCGGGGTCCGGCGGCTGCGGTACCTGAACGGCATCTGGGCAGCTGCCGAAGGCCAGGTCTTCGACGACTGGGACGAGCAGCTGAACCTGGTGGACCCCTTCCCGGTGCCGGACGACTGGCGGACGATCTGGACCGTGGACTTCGGCTTCAGCAACCCGTTCGTCTGGCAGCAGTGGCGGGTGGACGGGGACGGCCGCGCGTACCTTACGCACGAGATCAGCCGCCGTCAGCGGCTGGTGGAAGATCACGCGCGGGACATCCTGGCGCTGATGAAGGCCAACGGCTGGCGGCGCCCGGAAGCGATCGTGTGCGACCACGACGCGGAAGACCGGGCCACCCTGGAACGTCACCTGAAGATGCCCACCGTGCCCGCCAGGAAGGCGGTCACGCGCGGCGTACAGCTCACACAGGCGCGCACCCGTCCGGCCGCTGACGGCCGCCCGCGTCTGCTCGTGTTCCGGGACGCGCTGCTTCGTACGGACCCGCTGGCCGCCACGGACAAGAGGCCGCGCGGCTTCGCGGCCGAAGTCGGCGGCTACGTCTGGGCCATGGAACGCGGCGCCGACGGCATCCCGAAGGAAGCACCGCTGAAGAAGGATGACCACAGCATGGACGCGGGACGGTACCTGGTCGCTCACCTGGACTGGCACGAAGACGCGAAGGTGGGCAACCCCGCCGCTGCTCAGCCGCAGCAGGCGCAGCAGGGTTCGGCCTGGTCCCGCCCGGTCGGCCGGTAAGCTGGACACGCACTGATACACCGGAACGAAGGGGCGCACCATGGCCGAAAAGTCTTTTGCGATCAACACGGAACCGCACGTGGCCACCATCGGTGAACACCGGTTGCTGTTCGAGCCGGAAGTCATCGGCGCCGAATTCGCACAGGCGTACAGCGGACTGAAGCAGGCACAGAAGCAGGTCAAGGCCGCGAAGGACGACGTCGGCCCGGACGAGCTGCTGGCCGTGAACGCGGGTATGCGGGACTTCCTGCGGCGCTTCATGCTGCCGGACACGGCAGAGCTGTTCGACACGCTGAAGCTGCCTGACCGCGTCCTGGTCCAACTGCTCGAATGGGTGGCGGAACTGTACGGCGGCAGCTCGGGAAACGGCCGTGGTGGGTCGTCTTCCGCATCCTGACGACCCTGGAAGACACGTGGGACCAGTGGTTCGGGCAGCTCACCCTGTCGGGGATCGACCCGCGCCGCTGGGACCTTCATCAGCTGCTGGCCGCGTACGAAGCGACGTTGCAGCAGGGTGCGAAGGATGACGCCAGCTGGCGCCGTACCAGGACGCAGCTGTACGCCGAACCATCCGAAGTGAAGAAGGAACGCATGGCCCGCCGGTCCGGCCGGTCGGCCGACCGCGACGAGCAGCCTGCGGGCGTGATGACGCTGGACAGCGTGGAAGCGCTGCTAGCTGGCGCAGCGGCCAGGGACGCGCAGTACGGCGCGGCCTAGACTGGCATCAGCACGTCTGGCGTTAGGCCGGTGCAGTCCCCGAACCTGGAAGGACTGCACCGGTGGCGGACGAAGAACTGGGCACAGGCAGCATCACCATCACGCTGGACGACACCACAGCGGATGCGGCTGCCAACCGGCTGGGCGACCGCATCGAACGCATCCTTGACCGGGCCAGCCGTGACGCTGGCCTTCGGATGGAACGCAACATCAATGCGGCCATCCGCCGGATCTCACCCGCTCGTGTCCGGGTGGAAGCCGACCTTCGGGCCTTCGGCCACAGCATCGACACGCTGAGCAACTTCGACCCGGTCAGTCTGCCGGTCGCCCCCGACGTGGACCGGGCACAGTTCGAAGCGGCCATTGAAGCCGCGCTGACCGGCCTGGAAGTCAGCGTCCGCGTGGTGCCGGACCTGGACGACTTTGACGCGGCTATCCGGGCGCACAACACCCCGACCGTCACCGTGGACGTGAACGCGGACACCGACCGCTTCGGCGCCGCGCTGTCACGGCTGGGCGGTATCGCAGGACGCACCGGCGGCGCGCTGGGCGGCCTGCTGAAGTTCGGCGCCGTCGGCATCGCGGCGGCCGGTGCCGCTCAGTCCATCATCGGCCTGACGGCTGCGCTGGCGCCCGCTGCCGGGCTGCTGGCGGCCGGTCCCGCCGTCATCCTGGGGTACCAGGCCGCGCTGGGCACGCTGAAGCTGGCGCTGTCCGGCGTCGGTGACGCGTTCAGCTCTGCCCTGACCGGAAGTGCTGAAGAGTTCAACAAGTCGCTGGAAGACCTGTCGCCCGCCGCGAAGGCGGCAGCGAAGGAAGTCCGCGCGCTGAAGCCAGCGTTCGAGGAACTTCGCACGTCGGTCCAGGACGCGTTCTTCCAGCAGATCGAAGGCGACATCACCCGGACCGCAGACGCGCTGAAGGGTCCGCTGCTGTCCAGCCTGACGAACATCTCGTCCGCGTGGGGCAACGCGGCGAAGGGTGTCCTGGGGTACGTCCAGGGTGCCCAGGGCGTGTCCAACATCAAGTCAGTGTTGAGCGCTACGCAGCTCGGGGTGGAAGGGCTGGCGTCCACCACCAACAAGCTGACGGCTGGCTTCCTTCAGGTCGCAGCGTCTGTGTCTGATGCCTTCGGCGCGCGTTTCGGCGCGGCTCTGGGCAGTGCGGGCCAGCGCTTCGGCACGTTTCTTCAGAACGCGGCCAGCTCGGGTCAGGCGGTCGCGTGGGTGGAAGGGGCGGTCCAGGCTCTGTCCCAGCTGGGCCGTGTCCTGGGCAACGTCGGAAGCATCCTGTCCGGCGTCTTCGAAGCGGGTAACGCGGTCGGCGCTGGCTTCCTGAACAACCTGGAAAAGATCACCGCGTCCTTCGGTGAGTTCGTCAACAGTGCCCAGGGGCAAGAGGCGATCGGTAACCTGTTCGCCACGATCGGGTCCATCGCGTCTCAGCTGGGGCCGATCTTCGCTGCGCTCGTGACGCAGGTCGGCGCCATCGCGCCAGCTCTCGCACCTGTGTTCGAAACGCTCGGACCGGCGCTCGTCGGCGTGATCAACTCACTGGGTCCCGCTCTGGCCGCCATCGCGCCGTCCCTTCAGTCCGTGGCGTCCGGGCTGGCTGGTGCCTTCGCGGCCATCGGTCCGGCACTCGGACCCGTCGGCGCGGCCATCGGCTCGATCCTGGAAGCGCTGTCGCCCCTGCTGCCGGTGGTCGGCCAGCTGGTCGCGGCCGTCGGTACCGCACTGGCGCCCGTTCTATCCGCTTTGGCCGCTGCGCTGGCGCCCGTGGTCAGCGCGTTGGCCGGTGCACTGACGCCGATCCTGCCGCCGCTGACGGCCGCCTTTACCACGCTGGCAACGGCGCTCACCCCGTTGATCACCCTTATCGGTACGACGCTGGGCCAGGTCATCCAGGCGGTGGCGCCTTTGCTGGCTTCGCTGGCCGGTATCGTTGCGCAAATCGCAACCGCCTTCGCGCCGTTGATCGCTCAGCTGACCACGTCACTGGTGCCGGTGTTTCAGCAGCTCGGACCGCTGATCGGTCAGGTGGTCGCTGCCATCACGCCGTTGATCGAACAGCTGGTTGCTGCTTTGCTGCCGATCCTGCCGCCGATCATTGACGCGTTTCTGGCCATCCAGTCGGCCATGCTGCCGCTGATCCCCGTGGTGGTTCAGCTCGTGACCGCGCTGGCGCCGTTCGTGTCGCTGATCATCAGCGCGCTGGCGCCGGTCGTCCAGTTCGCGGCCGAAGTCGTGAAGTGGGTAGCGATCAACGCCGTGGTGCCGGTGATTCAGACCGTGGTCAGCGTCCTGACGACGATCATCACGACCGTGACGAACGTCCTGAACGGCGTACGCGGCTTCGTGACCAGCGTCGTTACCTTCTTCATCAACCTGCGCACCAGCGTGGTCAGCACCGTGGCCGGTCTGGTCGCGTCCGTGGTCGGCTTCTTCACCAGCCTGCCGGGGCGCGCCCGCGCGGCTGTGTCCAGCATCGTCAGCGGACTGACGGGCGTCTTCAACAGCGCGAAGGCGGCCGTGGTCAGCCGCGTGACGTCGCTCGTCTCGGACGCGGTAGCGCTCGTGCGCGGCCTGCCGGGGAAGGCGAAGGCCGCGCTGGGGAACATCGGTTCGATCCTGACGTCCGCCGGTCGCGACCTGATTCAGGGCATGATCAACGGCGTGAAGGCCATGGCTGGCAGCCTGGTCAGCGCGGCTAAGGGTGTCGTGTCCGGCGCCGTGGACGGGGCGAAGTCCCTGCTGGGCATCTCGTCCCCGTCGAAGGTGTTCGCCGAGATCGGCAAGTTCGTGGGTCAGGGTTTCATCAAGGGACTGACCGGCACCGAGAACGACATCAAGCAGGCGGCAGAGCAGGTCATCGGCAAGATCCGCGACGCGTTCAAGGGGAAGAACTCACGACTGGACGACCAGCTGATTACCCAGGTGCAGCGCACCCAGAAGCAGCTGGTGAAGCTGGCGCAGCAGCGGGAAGCCATCGCGGCGAAGATCAAGCAGGCCAACGAACTGGCCGCGTCGGTGACGCAGAACGCGCTGTCCGCCTTCAGCCTTCAGAACCTGGCGCGCCAGGGTGGCGGTGTCCAGGGGCTGACGGACGGCATCGAGTCGGCCATCACGAAGATCCAAAAGTTCAACAGCCAGATCAACAGCCTGGCGAAGCGCGGCCTTCGGCGTGACCTGCTGTCGCAGATCATCGGGCTGGGCCCCGAGCAGGGGGCAGATCTGGCCAACACGCTGGCGTCCGCGACGTCGGCGCAGCTCGAAGACCTGAACGAAGCACAGAAGCAGCTGGCCGCCGCGTCAAAGAAGCTGGGGCGCGACAGTGCGGACAACCTGTTCGACGCAGGCAAGCAGGCGTCGAAGGGGTTCCTGGCCGGGCTGAAGGAACAGCAGGACGACGTGGAAGACCTGATGCTGACGCTGGCCCGCTCGATGGCCCGGTCTATCCGGGCGGCGCTGGGCATCAAGTCCCCGTCGAAGGTGTTCCGGGACATCGGCCGGTACACCATGGACGGTCTGGCCGTCGGCGTGGACGACCGGCTGAACAGCGTGCGCCGGTCGGTTCTCGGGGCTGCGTCCGCCATCACGGACCCGTTCGGGGGCAACTCGTCCATCGGGTCCATCGGGGTCACGAGCGGCCGTCAGACGGGCACACAGAGCCGCAGCCGGGGCGGTGGCCGGTCGCAGGTCAATAACATCACGATCAACGAAGTGGGCGACGGGGAAGCCACGGCGCAGCGGGTCCTGTCCCGCATCGCGCTGGCCGGTGGCGGACTGTAGGAACGCCGAAGGGGACCGACGCCGTGACGTCGGTCCCCTTCGTGCTGCTCACGAGCAGTCGGCCACCACGAACCAGCCGGGCGCGTACGCGTCAGCAAGGCTGTTCCAGCCCATGATCTCGATCAGGTGCAGCAACTGACGTTCCCAGCTCAGTTCTTCGTTTTCTGTCGAGTCCACCAGGTCGCTGATGAACTTCGGGGTGTACCCGGCTGACTCGCACTTCGTCACCAGGAAGAAGCTGTCCCGGTCGTAGTCGCCTGCTTCCAGGTGGCC